GCTACCAAAATCCGATTGTTGGGACTGTCGAGGAATGCGACCTGTCGAAGTTTTCGCTCCTGATGTACTGCCCCACGGTTCCAATAATACAATGTGAGTTTGTGCGATGCGTTTTGAAAAGTGGGTACGCGCTTTGTAATGGCACAATAAAGCGCGGTGATCACATCCGAGCCAAGTTCTGCGCCGTCGGCGCACTCTCCAAGACTCCCCTCGGCCTGTATGACTCTGTTGCCTACGGGCTTACTCATGGGAAGCAGCAGACAAGTGTCTACCGCACGGGATCAGACGGCGAAAACAGCTGGGCCTATGATCTCTACACAAATGCGAGTGCAAATCGCCTGGATATCGGCTGGCTTCCCCAGACCTTATCGAAATGGCATGATGCCACTGGGTCTAAGCAACTGACGATTTATCTACTTTCTGACGACTCAGGGCTGACCGATGACGAAGTTGGAGCCAGGGTGCGCTGGAATAGCGAATCCGGCACGGCCGATGGTGAATGGCTATCGACTTTCGCGACCTATGGCGACGGCAAGGCAGCCGGTACATCGCCTTACTTGAAGACCGATTCATCTACCTGGACGGAGCCCGGTGGGCCTTACACCAAATACAAGCTGGTGATTCCTGGAATTAACCCCACTGAACCGGGTTGGATTTTCTATGATTTTGGCCTCGCTGTCCCTTCGACTCACTTGTGGATTTGTCCCGATGTAAGCCTAGTCGATGAGGCGTGACGATGGGCGATTGGTACGTCTCGCTTACCGGTAACTCGGAGAATCCTGGAACACAGGAACTGCCGTGGGACCTTCTGTCTGCACTTGGCTCGAAGTATTCGACGGTTCAGCCGGGTGACACGATTTGGATTGCCGCCGGAACTTATGTTCATCCTGACCGTTCCGTCGATAGCATCGGGTACACATATCGCCTTTACGGAACCCAGGCTGCACCGATCCATATCCGCCCGATCGAAGGGGCGCATGTCATTGTTGACGGCGGCCTCAACACGTACATTGGTCCGCCACCGGCTACTTATGTCCGCATCTACGATTTGGAGATCATTGTAGCCGAAGCTATCAACGACGACCGTATCGAGGGGGAAATTGATTACCCTGACGGCGGCGTCCACATCATTTCAGGATCTGGCCACAAGCTGATCAACTGTTCGATTCATGCCGCCTGCGGTAATGGGATAGGTCTATGGGCCCCAGCAGATGACGATGCGGAAGTCTACGGCTGTTCGATCTATGACAATGGATGGTATGGCACGGGTAAGTATCGGGGTCATGGAATCTATACGCAGAACAATGCTGATGATGGCAAGTTCAAGCATGTTCGGCATTGTTTCTTTGCCCAATCCTGGGACTATGACATTCACGTCTACAGCAAGACCGGCAAGACGGACAATTTTGATATCCAAGGCAACATACATTGGTGGAAACGAGGCAATCCGGGCGGGGATCTGCAAATCGGGGGTCAAAATCCGTCCAGCAATAAACATCTGTATTGGACAGGCAACCTAGCAGCGTGCTCGACGATTGCTTTTGGCTACACGGTTGGCGGCGAGGATTTGCGCGTCGAAAACAATGTTGTGCTTTGGGGCGGGATGAACACAAATGTATTTGATCCTGTTTCTTGGCCGCATTATCCAGACGCTAATTACAACTTCTGGTGGCATGATGTCTATTGGACAACGGAATGGAGTGGCTACTTTACTGCGAACCCGGAAGATGGCATCCCAATACCGACGTCGCCGCTGGTTCATTTTCATATCAATGAATACGATCCCCTCCGCGCGCATGTTGGTGCCGTAGGGTTCCAGGGGGAAAGCACTTTCGATATCGATGTCTCTGAATGGCTTGATGATGGGGATCATTACGAACTCCTGGACCCCCTGGATCGCTGGGGCACTCCGGTAGACACGGGTATAGTTAGTTCTGGCACAATTACGGCGCCTTTTAACCGATCACTGCCCGCATGGGTAAATGAAGCGGATTGGCGGTTTGATGCATTTATCATTAGGAAGACCACGCCGGCCCCACCTGCGGGCGAAAGTAACCAGCGAATTATTGGCGATCATTGTTTTTCCGGTCCACTGACCGATCAAAAGATTATTGGCGACTATGCGGTAGCATTCACCGCTGTAATCGGCACTATCACTTTTCTTGCTGATGCTGGTGAAGCTACATCACCATGCGTGGATATCAATCTTTACAACGTCCCTTACAGTTGTCTGATCATTGGGGATCACTGCTTTGTTGCTGAACCATTTTATCAACGTATCGTGGGAAACTATGCGATTGATCATCGGTTAGGTGAAACGCTCGTTCCAATTGTGATGCAGGCTGAGGCAGGTACGGCATACGCAACTGGATATTTTTCATACGTTACGCCGGAATCCTGCTGGCAGTTGCGCATTAGATCGTGAGGAAATAGCATGGCCACAAATTGGTATGTTAAAGGCCTGGAAGACTGCTTTGATGGCACAATTGACCTCTTCAATGACACGTTGAAGATCATGTTGCTCTCAAACACCACAGTCTATACACCAAGTAAAGCGCATCTTGTCGTGGATGCGGAAGGGGCAAATGATCCTGTCGATGCTGAGCTGAGTTGCACAGGATATGTTCCTGGATGGGGAAATTCGGGCAGAAAGACTGCGGAGATTACGAAGGCCCCGAACTTCACGCTTGCGCGAATTGAAGTCACAATCGGAGATTTAACTTGGATTTCCCTACAAGCAGGCTATACCGTTGTTGCCGCCGTCCTGATCAAGGAGGGCACGGCCGATGACACCACATCACGATTGATCGGTTACATCGATGGGCCTGATCGGGTAACGAATGGTAGCGACTTCAAGTTGGACTTCCTTGATTCTGCGAATGGCGGCAATTTCCGAATTGCTTGTTAGGAAGATGAAGGGTTGGTGACGCAATGAATGCCGTCAAGTCTGCGGGTGATAATAATAACGGATCGCTCACACTGGAACTCAAGCGTCAGGTGATTCGTGCCGGCCCTTGGGCTGCGCTCACACTTCTCCTTCTTGGCTTCGCCGGCCAGCGGTGGCGTGAAGAGAGTAACGAGTGGCGGGACATTCGCACCTATGCCATCAAATACATCGAACAGTCCACGGCCCTCAACAAGAAACTTGCGGAAAATAATGAGAGTCTGCTCAAAAACATGGATGAGCTCAGAAAACTCATCGAGAATCAGGCGGCCACTCTTGAGCGAATTGAGCGGACGATGGAGCGCCTAGGTCTTATTTTGACGAATTCTTCCTCGAATGCACCTAGATTTGAGGGAAGTGATCTGCCGTCTTCTTGACAGGCGACTGGGCATTTATGTATATTCCAAAAATGCCCGTTACTGACGCCGTTCTGGCGTTAATCTAAAGACGTGATGGGACCCACGATACCCGAGGAGACCAATCCCACTAAGGAGGCCCCTAATGTCAAGGGACGAAATTGTCGAGGCGTGCCGAGTTCTCGGCGAGGTGATCGGTCTGTGGCTCGCAGACCAAGTCCTCCAAGGGTCATTGACACTGGAATCAGTCCAGGTCATCCCTCAAGCGCAACTTCTGACTTACGCAGAGGCTGCCAATTTGTTGCACGTCTCATCGCGCACTCTACGGCGCAAAATCGAGGCGGGCGAACTCCCTACCGTCAGTTGCGGAGGGAGGATTGTGCGGATCAGGCGATCCGCTGTGGAACGATATCTCAAAACACTGGAGGCGCATGATGGCGTCAGTTGTCAGGAGGCCGAAAGGCCATGTGTGGATTCAATTTCGGAACCTCAACGGGTCGCGGCAAACTCTGCGACTCGGCGTTGCGTCGAGGCGCCAAGCGCAGCAACTCGCGAGGCGCATCGACATGATTCTGAGCACAAGGCGGCTCGGCCTGCCGCTTGACCCTGAAACCAGGGCCTGGGTCACAGGCCTGAGTCCGCAAATGACACAACGTCTCGCCCGGCTTGGGGTCCTTGAGGAAGCCCCACAGGCCACGCTGGCCGCCTTGCTTGACTACGCCAGCCGAACTGTCCAGGTCAATTCCTCTACCCAAAAAATTCACGCTAAGGTAAAGAGAAATCTCCTGACTTTTTTCGGCCCGGATCGATTGATTGGATCGGTCAGCCGGGGAGACGCGCAAGAGTTTTTGGTTTGGCTCAGCCAGCATGGTGCGGTCAAGGGCGAGCCGCTTTCGACTGCCACAGTGGAGAGTCGGTTTCGGCAGGCCGGCCAGTTCTTCGCGGCGGCCGTGGCCAAACAGTGGCTGCCAGTCAATCCATTCGCCGGCATTCGGCCCCCGAAGCCGGATCTGGCCGCTAGGCGCGTCTGGGTACCCCAGGAATCGATCCGCAGCCTGGCCGACGATCTGGATGACGACTCGTATTTGGTCGCCGTCCTGGCCCGTTTTGGAGGCCTCAGGGTGCCCTCTGAGGTCCTCCCGCTCGACTGGGCTGATATTGACTGGGAAGGCGGGACGCTTCGTGTGACCTGCCAGAAGACGGCCAGGCACCCGCATTGCCGAATTCGGATGATTCCACTCTTCCCCGACGTCAGGGAGGTTTTGAGTCGGCGCTGGCAACATGAGTCTAAGGGTCAGATTATCGACGATCCGACGATGACAGGGCCCACGGTTTACCACAGAGTCAAGCGCGCTTTGCGGAGTCGTGGTATTATACCTTGGCCGAAGCTTTTTCAAAACATGCGATCGAGCAGAGAGACAGAATTAAATGATAGATTCCCCTCGCATGTTGTCGCCGGTTGGATCGGTCATTCCAGCCGCGTCGCCGAGCAACACTACCTGCAAGTGACGGAGGAGCACTTGAGACTGGCGGTCGAAGAGGGCGAAGTAAAAAGCGAAGCATCTCGGCGCCGGCATAGAGTGCCAAAGTCACTTCCTGGCCGCAAGTCAATCCGAATTTCCCAGGAAATAGTGACAGAAAGTGCCAGGAAGTGACAAAATCGCCCCTCGGCAGGGGGTTGTGGTGCCCCTGCCAGAACGAAAAACCCCTTGAAAAACAGGGGTTTTTTTATGCAGGCGAAGCACTATCCGAAGCACTGCCTGCGCACCCCCTGCCACTTTCAAAATCCCGTATTGAGACTGTGCTGTTTTCATCGGGAAATTCACACCTTCTCTGCGCGAAGCATTTCGCACCTCTTGTGCGCGTGTCATAAGCGCACGTTTTTCGACGTGACAGGAAGTGACAGGAAGTGACAGGAAGTGACAACACATCGATTTGGTCCTGTTTCGATGTGACAAGTTGCTGTGCTTCGCCTTCTCGATGTATCCTCTGCCGATGGATTTGAACGGCGTCAATTGGAGGAGAAGTGCCGCATGGTCGGCTGACGATTGCTCGCAAGACGGGCGAGTGCTTCTACTTGATCGTCCCCCCAATGCCTGCCGAGGTCATCATCGAAGTGATGGTCTCATCGGTGCGGGGAAAGTGCGTTCATTCATCTATCTGGGCTCCACATGATGTCCTCATTAGACGACAACTGCCTGAACAACAAACCGAGGAACTGCATCGAGCACTTTCTCGCAGTCGGGAACCTGAGAAGGTTTGTGGATTGGATTCCAATCGGGGATCCGCCGACGCCGACCGACGCCCGACCGGGGAGTCGTCGAAAGATCAAAATCCTCTCTCAACGCCTGAGGGCCGGCTATGACCTCTGGCACCCCCAAGACCGTACAGTGCTGCCGGACTCCACCGAAGCGCGGGGATCCGGTGAACGGCGCATTGAGAGTCTGCTTAGGCGCTCAAGAGTACAGAGACCATCGGCTGCTCGCCCAGAGTGACGTGGTTTTCGCTCACCAGGCGCCTCTGTTGTACTGGCGGACCCGCGTCCAGAAGATCGTTCCGCCCAGTGACCCAACCCCATCTCAAGCCTGGGGAATCGCGTGCGAGGCGGCCATCCGATCCGGGGGCTGCCCCTCGACGATCCGCCACATCCCCTCCACCGCTCTGAATGCCGATGGGCATCGCAAGGGATCCGCCTGGATTAACTACCGGGACTCGCAACCGGCAGGCGCCGAGCTCCTCACCTCTCCTGAAATCGAAGATCGCTACGGCAAGTGGGGTTGCTACACGCAAGTCCTGGCCAATCTGCGCAGTCATGAAGCTGCCAACAGTCTCCTGTTTGGCCGGCTGAAGCACGATTGGAACGTACAAATCTTCTGGGAATGCCCTCGGACAGAGGTCGGTCGCAAGGCTGAACTGGACCTTGTTCTCTGGCGCCCGCAGCTCGTCGTGGACGTCAAGACCGCCCAGGATCCCGAGCCTTACCCGTTCCGGTGGGCGTGCAAGCGGTACTGCTACGACGTCCAGGCGGTCACTTATCTCGAAGCCATTGAAGCGCTGACCGGAAAGACTGGCTGGCGGTTCGTCTGGGTCGTGATTCGCAACAGCCCGCCCTACGACGTGTACGTCTACGAGGACACGCCGCGTTTTCTCGCCTTCGGTCGGTGGCGAGCTGATACCTGGCTCGACGAACTGCTGCAGCGTTATGAGACCGACAACTGGTTTCCTCAAGGTTGGGGAAAAACCATTCCACTCGAAATGCCCGATTAGGAGGTCCATATGGGAACCGAACTTGTTACCTCACAAGGTGAGATCGAAACGGAATCTCTGCCCGCGATCGCTGACTCCAGCCGCCAGCTGGATCTGGAGTCTGCACGCATCAGCTATCAGATTCAGTCTGGCATGCTGCTCGCCAAGCGATTCCCTCGCGACGAGATGCAATGCGTCAACAAGGTCGTCGGAGTTTGCAAGAGCCGGACCTTCTGCGAAAAGGCCAAGTACGCCTACAAGCGCGGGAATCAGATCGTTTCCGGTCTCAGTGTTCATGCCGTGCTCGAACTGGCCAGGATCTACAAGAACGTCTACTCAGGTTGGAGCGAAGTCGAGCGCCGGCCAGGAGAATCCTCTTTGATGGCTTTCGCCGCAGACCTGGAGAGCAACGTACTTGTGAGCCGTGGCTGGATCAATGAGCACTTGCGCTCAAAGCGCGAAGGGCCAGAGCCGCTCGTTGACCCAAGGGATATCTATGAGCACAACGCGAACATGGGTGCCCGCCGGCTCAGGGCCTGCATGCAGCAGGTCATTCCCAGATACCTGCAAGAGCTGATGAGCGATGAGGTTGATAAAACCCTAAGCACGTCATCTGAACCCCTTCCAGCTCGAATCAAGCGATGCACTGAGAAATTCGCCGTACTCGGCGTCACTACCGGGATGCTGGAGGCGTTTCTGCAGCACAATCTCGCAGCAACTCGCGAGCCTGAGCTGCTCAATCTCATTCGCGTTTACCAATCAATCAAGGATGGAATCGAAACGGTCGAGACCTGGTTCGGTGAATCGACGCCTGTTGCGGGCACTGTCACAGATCGACTTGCTGGGCCGCGACGAAAGGCCAAATCGCAGAAGGCAGAATCACCGGCGCCGGCCGTCGAGGAGTTGAAGGAGGTCCCTGAAGAATCACCCACAGAAACAGAGGAATCCAGTGATGAGCACGTTGCCCTCCAATACACACCTGAGGCCTTACGAAACGCACTCGCGCGAGCAACCACCCATGAGGAAGTGGAGCGGGTGGGCACTCGCTTCGCTGGTTACGCCGACCAACAAACAATGGACGCCATCTTTGTCGCCTGTGACGAGCGAGCCGCTGAGCTCGCAAATAGAGCCGCGTGAGGACATTCGCATGAGCACCTGGCAACGCATCGGCGGTGAAATGATCCCAATGGATCCCCAAGATGGTCGCAATCCAATCATCCTAGGCCTCGGCAAACATCGCTGCGCTGATTGCGGGGCCGAGCGCAACGTCGCTTACCAGGAAGTCTCTCGTATCACACACGCCGCTCACTGCAACGAGTGCGGCGGGCCCATGTTAGACCTGCGGCAGCTGCCGACAAAGAGGAAGAGATCCTTGTTGCGCTGCGGCGGCTGTGGTGGCAATTTCACACATACACTCGGTCTCTTCATTCACCTGACAACCAGCGATGAATGCTACCTGTATCTGGAAGGCCAAGAGGACGAGATGACCGAATTGCTGCCGGACGAGTATTGCTTCCTCCGCACGATCCATGTTGTGAACCACGCATCGGACTGCCGGTGGACTGTTTATGCACTTCGGCCAAACCGAAGCAAGGGACTATTTGGGTCGTTCAAAAAGGTTCGGTATGTCCGCAAGTTTCTCAGGGAGCGCATACCCAGGGAGTTGCTTTCGGTTGTCGCTGGACTCTCGGGGATGCGCGGCAGACCAGTAAAAGAGGAGGAGTCATGACGGAACGTGCGCCAGCAGCCTGTATTTCACGGAACGCGCTGTATCCGCTGGAGGAGTTTGAACGCATCCTCGGCTGGAAGCGCACTTCAATCAGGCGATACAGAAGGCGAGGGTTCATCGTCCGCTACATCGGCCACACGGCCTTTGTGTTCGGCGACGAGGCCCTGCAATGGATTCGAGCCAATTCTGTCACCAATCGCGGCGAGAAGCTGCGAGGGGTGCCACCAATGAGACATAAGGAGGCGTCTGGTGTCCTTTACGACAGTTGAAAATTTTGAACCGATCGAACTCAAGCCCATCGAGGTCGAGAATGCCTGTCGCCTCGCCAGGCTTCGGCAGGAGGCGAAAGAGAAATCGGGTGCCAAACATCGCGTCGATTGGGTTGAGGCCGGATTCGGTTCGCACTGGCTTGGCCTGATGGGCGAAATGGCGGTCGGCAGATATTTAGGTTTCAACGTCGATCGGCGCATCCTGCCTGGCGGCGACGATTCCATAGATTTGCAGGATTCTAATGCGACGATTCAGGTCAAGACCAGGGCCATAAATCTCCGCACAATGCCACTGCACAAGCTGGAGATGATTTTCCCGCCAGATACAACTTTCGCCGCCGACTATTTCGTCCTTTGCAGAATGGTCAATATCACAACTATCGAGTTAATCGGCTGGCAATCACGCGAGATTGTCGCCTGTCAATGTATTCACCGGGAGAAAGCATTCAACCGAGAGACCGGCGCCTGCGTCTTTCCCGCACACCGTTTATACGCCATGCGATACCTCAAGAAAGAACTCGCAGAAAGGCCCGCTTCCCGTGATTCACACTGCGCCTGATCTATTGAAGTTCCGCCGCTTTCAGCGCCACCTGGGACTCTCGAAGCATGAGGCTGTCGGGCTCCTGGAGTGTCTCTGGATGTCGGCCACGACGGAGTGTCCAAGAGGTGATATCGGTCGATACACAGACGAGGAAATTGCCATCTTCGCCGACTGGCCTGGCGACCCCCAAGAGCTGCTGGCCGCCCTCATCGAAACCGGCTGGCTCGACCGCGATGAAACGTACCGGCTCCTGATCCACGATTGGCACGATCACGCCCCCCGCCATGTCAAGGGTCGGGTGAGTAGGATGGGCGGATTCCTCACTCGGAATGCTTCAACCGGTCGTAGTGACCCGGTCGTACGACCCGGTCGTAGTGACCCGGTCGTAACACTCTGGTCCCCAGAAGAGGGGGAAAATGCTTCAACCGGTCGTAGTGACCCGGTCGTACGACCCGGTCGTAGTGACCCGGTCGTAGTGACCCGGTCGTACGACAGTAGTAACCAAGGCGCTAGGGTATCTCTTGATCCTACCCAGGATTCGGAATCAAATGTCTTGGATTCAAAAGAATCTACAGAAAGGCTCCCCCCCCCACCGCCCCGTCCTCCCGGTCTCTGCGACCGGTTGTACTGGCCGAGCCTTTTCCACGATGACGAGCTGTTTGCCGCCTGGCTCGACTGGGTTCGGCACCGGAGCGAGATCCACAAGCCGATCAAGGAAACCGGCGCCTACGAGACGCTCCAGAAGCTGGAAGGCTGGGGCAGGGATCGAGCAATCGCTGCGCTCCGCCACTCGATCGCCAATGGCTACCAGGGCCTCTTTGAGCCCAAGGACGGCAAGAAGCCCAAGTCCGAGATGACGCCGGAGGAACTGGATGCCGCATCCGAGCGAAAACGGCGCATCAAAATCCCTGGGAGGTTTTGCAAGCAATGAACGCCTCCCACATCACCGCCGCGTACTCTCGACTCTGCACCGGCTTGCATCAGGAGATCAACCCGGACGAATTGGCCATCTGGAAGGATGTTCTCTGCGACCTGCCTGATGATGCCTTGATCCTTGCAGTTGATGAATGGCTGCGGCGCGACACACATTGGATGCCACGGCCTGGCGAACTGCGTGCAATCGCCGTGCATATCAAGCACGACCTACATCCGACACTCAGTGAGGATGCCCATTGGCGCCGCGATCACTATGAGTGTTCGATCTGCCGCGACACTGGGTTTGTGACCATCTGGCATCAGACGGCGGTCACGATTGCACTCGCCTTCGCCGCTGGCGAGATTCAATCACGCGAACAACGCGCAGCCTGGGCGACCGCCGCTGCGAAATGCACTTGTGCCGCCGGCGAGAAAAAAGGCGGCCACGCTGCCGTCTATCGTTGTGATAGAGACCTACTTGTTGATACGACTCAATCCATCACGAAGCAAAAGGAATCGCTGGATGAATGGGCTAGAAGCCAAATTGCCCCAGCGGCAGCCTGAACCGGTGAGTACCGCGATGCCCTCTGCGTGGGTGTTTCTCGGCATCGACCCCGGCCAGTCCGGCGCGATTGTAGCACTGCGATCGAGCGGTGAGTTTGCAGGTTGGTGGACGCTCAAGCAGACTCCGAGGGATCTCTATGACTGCCTGGCGTACCTGGGCAAAACCTTTCCAGTCCAGCTTGTGACTGTGGAAAAACTTTGGGCGCTGCCGAATCGCATGACCACTGCACATCGCGGATCGCAGGGCACATGGAAACTCGGTGTCTCCTACGGCATGATTCAGGGCTTTCTGGTCGCCTGCAAGCTACGCGCCGAATTCGTTGCGCCCCTGACCTGGCAAACCTATTTCGGTTGCGTGACCAAGGGTGACAAGAACGTCAGCAAGCAAAAGGCTGAGGATCTCTGGCCGAATGTGAAATTCACGAAACGGTATGCCGACGCAACATTGCTCGCTGAATACGGTCGTCGCCATTTTCTTTCTCGACACTTACCCCTACCCCGACTCTTTGAAGGTAACTGACATGATGCTGCCACTTGATGCTTCGATGTTCCTGGTGTTTGTGATCCTCATTGGGCTGGGGATGGTTCTCACAGATCACTTCAACTAAGGGAGGCACTGATGTTTCATCTGTATCCGGTGGACATGCGGCTGATGGAGAAGCAGTTCGAGAACGCACCACTGCCAGTCGACATGCTCAATCGGGCGAGACAACTCTTGGAATTGGAAGAGTTCTCAAATCCGTTCCTGTACTACCACGGCGCCTATCTACTGCTCTGGCTCATCGCCAAGGTCTTCCATGATGGTGAGAGGCTTCGTGGTGACAGCTCCTTGTCGCTCGCGGCAGTCAGATACTTGAATCAACTGCGCACCGTGCCCATCAAATCGGACTTGCTCCCAGAACAAGTCTACATCCTGCTGTTGCACGAGTTGGTGGAAGTGGCGCTGCGATTTGCTACCGAGCATGTCGATATGGCGATCCCAGGTGTTGCCGTGACCTTTTTCGAGGAACTGCTTGAGGCACTGGAGAATTTATGATGCGGTTACTCACTCTCTCACTTCTGTTGCTGGGGCTGTCAGGGACGTGCTTCGCTGTGGATATCACGCCGGCCAACCCCGTGCCATGCAATCCGCCCTCGCTTGTGCGGGTTGTGGCTGCCCCGAATTCGGATATTTGGGTGCTGACGATCAAGGATGGGCAGCTCGTTGAAATCGACGTCCATTTTTGCCCCGATCCTAATAGCACCACGGCTATTTTCACCGGGGCCGCCAAGCAAACTGTCGCAGTATTGGTGAAGGAAAATAATGTTCGCTCACAACACATCGTGGTGTTTGCAGACCCTGATGATCCTGTGCCTCCTCCTCCCCCTCCTCCGCCTCCAAATGACCTGGCGAAGCAGATCGCGGAGATGGTGGCGAGGCTCGTGCCCGCCGCGCACCGAGACAAGGCGGCCCCTCTGGCAAAGGTTTATCGAGATGTTGGAGACAAAATTGCTGTATCCATCCACACGCCGAATGAAATCCGAATCGCGACGCGAATTGCGTCGGAGAAAGCGGTGGGATCCTCGCTGGAAGCATGGATCCCCTTTCATGAAGAATTGGCCCAGCGACTTCTTGCCTGGTCTGAAGAGCAGCAGCGAACTAAATCTGACTATAAGACAACCTGGAAGGCCATCGCGACCGGATTGGAGGTTGCCCAGCGTGGACGTGGATTCTGAACTGCGACGGCGGCAGGAGGAGGCCTTTTTGACTCCCGGCATCAAGGAAATGCCCTGCGGTTGTGTGGTGAAGACAGGCGGCCATGTCAGCAGCATCGATCGCGCTTGTGAGTTGGCTGCTGACGTGTTGCGCTGCATGTATGAGGGAGTTGAACAAGGTGATGGTCAGGCCATCACTCGCGCCCATGAGATGCTGAAGGAACACTTCCGCTGTGGGGTGATGACGTGACCAGGCCGTGGATCGTAGCAGCGTTGATCATCCTGCATCCGTATGAGTCGGAAGTGATGATTGTCTACATTCCGCAGAGCCCGGCGAGCATCTTCATTCCCGTCGAATACTGCGATGCTTTCTGTTATCGCAATGAAGGAGACATGCTTGTATTTCAGCTGCCAGACGGCCGCCAGATTCTGACGACGAGGATTGAGTGGTGGTATGAGATCATTGATCCGTTTCAAGTCGGTTGGTTTCAAAGCAACGTGGAGGAAGCCAACCGATGCCAGGAGTTTTGGTAATGGCCACACTGGTCAGAACCCGTCAGAACCCGTCAGAACCCGTCCCTAGTCTAGGAGAGACCCATGAAGACTGCAGTTTGTCTACTCAAGTCCGTGACGCCGATGTGTCAGTCGGCGCCAGTGCCCGAGACAAAGCCTAGGGATGCGACTTGGGAGGATTGGGAGGAGCGCATCTGGAAGCGCAAGGCGCATGTCACTGAAGAGGGAGAGGTCTTCATTCCGCCAATGGCACTGAAGAACTGTCTCTCCGAGGCCGCGTCTTACAAAAGCATGAAAATTCCCGGCAAGGGCAACCAGAAGTATACAAAGCACTTCGTGGCCGGCATCCTCTGCGTCGAGCCCCTGCTGCTTGGAGTCCCATTGGAGAAGGTTGACAAATTTCACCTGTACGTGCCGGCTGACGGCAAGCGGGGCGGTAAGGGCCGAGTATGGAAAATCTTTCCTCGCATCATGAAGTGGGAAGCGATTGCCGAGGTGCTGGTGTTAGATGACATCATTACCGAGGAGATTTTTGAACTCACATTGCGCGATGCGGGACAATTCATCGGACTCGGTACATTCCGGCCCAGCAACAACGGATTCTATGGTCGATTCGACGTCCTAAAGGTCGACTGGAGCTAAGAGTCATTCTGGGAACTACACCATGACACGCATCTTCATGAATCGTTTCATCACGACACGCATCTCAATGGGTTTTCTCAAGACGAATCTAGACATCATGGGACGAATCTCATCTAGTCATCACCTCACGTCACTCCATCCGACAGAATTCGATGCCCCAAGTTCACATTAGACAACGAGCGACTCAATCGCTCACGACTACATTCGACGACGCCGCACCTGACAACACAACTCATGTTTACGAGGAACGATCATGTTTACACCGAAAATCGAAGCACAGATGCTTGCCCGGCGACTGATTGAGTCGGTCGAGCATAATGATTATGAGTTAATCAGCTACGGGGTGTTGAGCGTCATCGCCGGCGCCGACGTCACTAAGGAGATGCGCGGTTGCCTGATGACTGCCCGCAAAATAGCCGAGCGCGAAACCGGCCGCCTGTTTGACTGCATCCCGCGCCAAGGAATCAAACTACTCACGCCCCAGGAGCAGGCCAGCGTCAGCGACCAATCCATGACCTCACTCAAGCGGCTGACCAAGCGAAAGCTTTGGCGCCTGGAGCGTGTTGAATTCGACAAACTACCCGAGGAGGCCCAGACACGCCACAGCCTGGCCGCCAGTGTACTTGGCACCGTGGCACTGTTCATGCGCCCGAAGTCGCAACAGAAGTTACTCGGGGCGGTCACGGCCCGTAATGGTCGGCTGGCGATCGGAGATACCCTACGGCTGTTCTCGGATGGGAATAACAAGAAGTTATGACGCGGCACGACCGCACTTCACCACACGGCATCGCATGCCATACGACTGGACGACATCAGCCCTGACATCTTCGGACTGCACAAGACAAGACAGCGTGAAGGAGGCGGGTGAGATGGGGATTGATCAACTGCCACCCGATCCCGAATCGCGCAAGCAAGCCGAGTTTGGCCGGGCCATATGGATTCCATCGGTGCAAAGGAAGGCTGTGATGAACGATATTGAACGCAACGCTGAATTGATCCGGCGCCAGGAAATCCTACTGAAGGCGCTGAAGAAGATTTGTCGCGTTCCCTTGAGGGGTCCAGCGGATATGAGAGAGGCATACCTTGAGGGGCGCGCTGTCGCGCTTGATCAATGTCAAGCGATCGCCCATGTGGCACTGCAGGAGTTTAACGACGACCTTCTTGGATTTGTGAAGGTGACTAACCCAGAAAGGATGGCTGGGATGGAAACGAAAAACGAAATCCTCACCAACTTGCGTCGAGTAGTCACCAAGCTGGAACGAGGTTCGCAAGAGTGTCTTGATTCTACCGAGAACCAAATGGCTCAGATCGTCGTCAGCCAGTTTGCCATCGTCGATAAAGTGCGCGGCAGGGAGGCACAACTTCGTGAGGATAATCAGCGGCTGAAAGAGTTACTGAACCGGTGGCTCATTGGCTGGACAATCGATGAAGAGGCTAACTTGGTCGCAGATACCGAAGAAGCCCTTGGCTTCACCGCCGGGGGTCAGGAGGGGTGACATGCCAAATGGAGATAGAGATCCGTTCATCCACAATTTGCCACACGAGCTATCGTCGACTCAGAAAAACGAGAGGAAGTTTCGGGTAAGAATGCATGGCAACAGCTTGGGCGGCTATACGATCATGCAGGGCGAAGATGTGAGGGCGGACTTTTCTACGGTTAATGCCGCTGCGTCACATCACGTCTGGTTGATCCAGGAGTACGACAGGCTCGTTATTGGGGCCCACAAGCTGCAGATCGACAAGAACCGACTCCAAGGACTGGTTGACCGCATGAAACTCCTACTTGATGACTGGCAAGAGGCTGCGAATACGAGCATCAGGAATGATGCGCCGGCGCATATAGCCTTCGACTATCTGATCTACCGCTGGTCCATCCTTCAGGCAGAAATTGAGGGGTGACTCGCCTATGTCTGTATGCCGCAGTGATTGGTGGCATCGGATTGACCTTGTGGGTGATCGTGAGAACTCTGCGTGACTGCTTCATGCCTTTCTGAAGGGTACTGCGATGCAAAACACGAATAGCATTCCGGTGATATTTCGTGGTTGCACAATCGCCCCCTGCTGGGGAGCAATCACGAACACTGGCATTTACGACATTCAAATTGTTGACTGCACTTTCCACTGTAACGAGGAGACTGAAATGGTTGCACGACCCACTGTTCAAGTAGCGGAAATGGTCCATCGCAAGACCTTCCCCGAACTGTCACTTTTTGATCCCTCAGTGATTTTGGTGATAATCCAAATCATCGAGGAACTCCTGCCGCTCATCATTGAGCTGTGCAATCTGGAGCCCGAGAACGTACCCAAGGTCGCCGAAAACGTCACTGGTCTGCGATACATGGTCTGGCGCAATCGAGCGATTCGAGCCGTCGGGCGGCGTCCATTCCGTGAAGCGGGTGGTGATGCGATGTTTCGGAACTTGATCGAGGCGACCGTTGAGTTGGAAGGCGCCGTCGTCAGGGAGATCCACGACTCGATCGTCAATAGGCCCTGAGATCATTGACGCTTTCGCAGGTCGACTCGACGTAATTCATTCGCGCCACCCTGGCGGCCTGGGGTGGCGCATCAAGGAGTATCGCCATGCCCGCCGGACCTTTTGGATGGATCGACGATCCTGCCGCCGTTGAGGCGGTCTTGAAAACCCTTCCGAATCCGATCTTGCATGAATCGGACGTCGGCCTCTCCCTGATGCGGCGGGCCGAACCTAAGGACGTCTGCTTCTGGGATCTGGAATTTGAGATGCTGGGCAAGATCAACCCCGCCCATTACCAGGCCCGAGGAACCTGCGTCGGCCAGGGGTTTTCCCGCGCCGTCGAACACGTTGCCCTGGCCGACATTCTGGAACATGGAGACATTGAGGAGTGGTTCGCCAAGGTGGCGCCGGCCTCGATCTACGGCCCCTCTCGCGTCGAGATTGGCGGCGGCGGCCTCCGAGGCGATGGATCCACCGGGGCCTGGGCAGCGAAGTCTGTGAAGCAGATAGGTGTCCTCCTGAGGCTTAAGTATGAGGTCGGGGATGGTGCCGTTATCGATCTGTCGCCCGACAATGACGAAACCTTCTGTGTCTCCTGGGGCAATACCGGGATGCCCGACGCCATCGAGCCCGAGGCCCGCAAGCACTTGATCAGTGACGCCTCCTTGGTCCTCACCCGAGACGTCATGCTCTCCTGCTTCTGGAGTTACAAGCCACTGGCCTTCTGCAGTAACCAAGGGTTTACTGAGACGCGGGATCAATACGGCATGTGTCAACCGTCGGGCTCCTGGGCTCATTGTATGGAAGGCTGTGGCGCCGTACTGATCAAGCACCCCAGCCACCCCAATGGACTGCAGACGGTTGGAATTTGGCAGTCATGGGGCCAGAATTCCCCAGGAGGGAACAATCGTGTCACCCTCCAGACCGGAGAGGAGATTCTACTTCCTCCCGGCGTGTTTTTGATTGACGCTGATGTCGCAGCGACCCGCATGCTGCCAGCCCGAGATACATTCGCATTAGCAGGAGTGGACGGATGGGAACCAACACTTGCAGACTTCTATCTGCTGCCGCGCTGACGCTGGTCCTCTTGGCCAGCCCCGTCCCGCCAGTCAACGCGCAGCGCTGGCGTGCCTGGTTTTTCCTACCAGTCAAGCCGGCCGTTTCTGCAGATGCAACTCGCATGTCGAACCTATATCCGTGGATTCCGCCTGCAAGTGCGTCAATCGCTCAGCCCGTCCCTCCTGCTAAACCTTCTCAATCCAAGATCCAAGGACCCAACTTGATCCAAAAGAAGACAGTCGCTCGCAGGCCGGTGAGGAAGATCGTCCGCCAATTCACACCTCCGATCCTCCTACCGGCCTGCCCGCCTTCAGGTGGGTGACGGAGATAGTACCCCCGCCTCGGAGTGTCCGGGGCAAAATTCCCCATATGGGTGATTGCAATTCAAATGCGGGGTCTTTATGGTGGAGGCAGATAGACCTGCCTTCACCCCTCTTCGCTTGGAGATACGATGTCCCGCCGTAATCCCCTTTGCTTCCGCCGCATCATCATGATCGAGCTTAAGCGCCGTGGATTGAGTCGCCCTGGGCTGATCATCGAATACGAGCGGAAGACCCACAAGCGGTTCCCTTGCACATTGGACCACCTGCATAGGTACTTACAGGGCCGCAGTGACCTGTCCGGTGATCGCCTGGCTCCAATCCTCGATCATCTGAACATCTGTGTCTGCCGGCGAGTGCCTGTCCCAGATGGCAAACCCAAGCTAGATGAGGTCGGCCCCAACAAGCCGCCGCGCCCCGATCCCGTCAGACCCCTGCATGATACCTGCTGGAAAAACGTTGATATCTCGGTCCCAGCTTCTCCAATGTGTCCGGGCCCCGCAACTGGAGGTATCGCCTGAGCCCGATCGCCACCTCTTCCGCCGCATGCCGGCTCCTGGGATGCCAGATCCCGTGCTCGTCGATAAACCCGGCCTCCCCGTCCTCCACATCCGAGCACCCCACATACCCTGTGGATGTGAAGGTCCACACCAGGCCCCTCGGCCGCTTCCAAAACTGCTCCTCGGCCAGCCTGGCTTCCTCGGCCCGCAACCCTTGCCGCCATCTCTCATTCAACCGGTTCGCAGATTCATCTTTTAATACACGCCTCTGGAAAGGTTCGACAAGCTCTGCCTCAATCTTCCCACGAAGCCATTGGTGGAAATCCCTCGGATTTGCAAACAAGTCTCGCAGAATCGGTTCCCACTTCTTTGGGATCTTGAGCTGCAGGACCGTCAATTCGGGCCGGCGCTTCAACCATCGGTGTGGCATGATTTCCTCCTCTCCAAGTCTACTCAAATCCTGCATTATTTCCAGGGTTAAGCCTCGCCAGACTTCGATCTAGACTGGATCCTTTCCGATGTGACCCGAGCAGGAGGGGTGAGATGGCTGATATCGTGTGCAAACTGCGGACGATTCTCCGCGATCTAGAGATGCTTGACACGGTATTTGAAAATACAACACAAAAGCGACCGACTGTTGGCGAAGCTCTGGATGAAATTCTCAAGCTGCGTAAGGAGCGTGATGAGGCGATTCTAGAGCGCTCGGATGCCTTTGCTGTGCTGGGCGAGGTAAAGAGGCGTCTTGAAGGGCAAGAGGCCGACAATCAGCGGCTGCGAGAACTGCTAGGCCAGAGCCAGCCGTGGCTACAGGAGGAGTGTGACGAGCTGGAGGCTGAAGAAGACAACAGGCGAGCGGACACCTACGACCTGAGGATGGAGCTGGAGACGCTTTTGGCACGGATCCAGCAGGCTCTTGACCGCCCCGCCGGTGAAGACGGATTGGAAGGCATGTCCATCCTCCGGCCAATTCAAGGGTTGACGCCGCCGGCCCCCGGACGACAATAGACGCCGCGCCCCACACCGGGGTTGTCGCATACGGACCGCCCGCCGGGGTCGAGACGCCCGCTCCGGCGGGTATTTTCACCGAGAACCAAGGGCTTCCCTCTCGCTCGACCCGCCAGGTTTTCCGTGTTCCTTTCCTGGCGGGTTTTTTACTGGAAGGAACGACCAGGGGCTGAGTGATGAGTGACGCAGATATCCAGCTCCAGAAACTGGCCCAGAAACTGGAGGAACGCATTACGCTGGAGGAGTCGATGTTTCGCGGCCATCTATTCGATTGCGAGAAACACCGACCTGGCCGCCATGCCTCGACAGGGGTGGATGCAGTAGAAGATACCCCATGTCCCCGATGCGGAGAGCTGCCCGTTGTTCAAGGGTACGATTCATCGACCGACAGCGGCTCCCTAGTCAGATGCACCGCCTGCGGCTTCCAGACCGAACCGGACAGCCTGGCCGATATGGAGATCCTGCGGCTCCGCATTAAGATCCTGCGGCTGGAGAACAATTCCTAGAGGAACCTTTGACACACCCCTACCGACAGCATCGGTAGGCTGACGCCCGTCAGGATGCCACCAGCTGACGGGCGTTTCTCTGCGCCCCCTCGCGCACGCGCACACGCGCAGGCACACACGCGCCCGCCCCCGCCCGCACGCGGTAATACGTTATACACAGTCCAAGAGTATGGGCCACACTGTAAACAGCTCCATACGTCCTAGGTTGCCTAAAGTCCCTCCCAGAACTGGTATAGACTAAAGGGGCGCTATAAGGTAGGAAGGCTGCCTGCCTCGCCCGGGGGGCGTGGTTCAGATCCTGGAGCCCCCCCTCCGCGCCCAGGGGCCCCCTTGAGCGCGCCCAGGCACGCTGATGGGAGCGCAGCCCGCCCGCCTGCACCCAGGCATGGGCTGACGCAGCCCCCACCACCTCGAGCAGCCTGCGGGGATTTGGCCCTTGGGGGATCAGGCCGAAGCAGAAGGCGAAGCACGCACGCGACGCGCGGACAGGATGAGGCCGAGCCCGCCTCCGCCTGCTGACCAGCCGAGCACGACGCCGGCCCGACCGACTGCCTTTAACTTGTCATACAAGTTCGCCTGATAGGCATCGGTGCTCCCCTTCCCTCACCCTCATTTCCGTCCCGCCCCTCCCTGTCAGTCAAATCCTTTTTCTTTTCTTTCAATTAACTCGTTCTCGGTTATTGCACCGCTGGGCATATGTGCCTAGACTATCTTGTGGGTCCGACCTGATGGACTGGTGACAACTTAATGGCACACTCAAAAGGAGACACAATCATGGCACATAAACCACTTCCCACCCAAGCGGCCGTCCTGCCACGGCTGCGATTCACTTCCCGCGAGATGGCGGTCATCATCAAGGCGCTGCGGCTGCTGGAGCGCTGTCACTACGTGCAAGACGATCCTGGCCCGACCATTGGGCAGCTGATGCGGGCCGAGCTGGAGGCCTATTCGATCGATGCCGATGAGATTCGCGGCGTCAGTGTCCGATTCGAGCGGGCGACGCAGTGGCTGATGGATCGGCTGCTCGACGTGGCCGGCGTGTAGTTCCACTCTTTACCGAGGAGCCCTGAACCATGACAGGCGAAAAGACGTTTTGGAAGGGCGACCGCGCCGAGTACACCGGCCGCTCCGAGATGTGCTTCGGTGCCCTGTTTTGGGAGCTGAAGCTGCTAGAGGGACACCGTAAAGGTGATCTCGTGTTGACTAACCGAGTGCCCAAGTTCGCTCGACCTGAGCCAATGAGGAGACCTGACAGATGACTCTGAACGACCTGCCTGCCGGCCAATACTTCCACTTCAGCGGCAGCCCTGTTGTGTGGCTGGCCCGAGGCAGCAGCTGGTACTCCAGGCCCGGCGGCTACGACGGCGGCCCGTGGCATGGCCCCGGCTGCTCGGGCGTCGATCTGTATGAGTGCCCAGGCTGCGGCCAGAATGACTGCCCTGGGTGCTATCCGGTGGGGCCGAACTTGAACTGCTTTGTGGAGGCCTGACCGATGACACTCAGCAGCTACTCGCCGCTCATCCTGCTCATCTTTCACTGGCTGTTCTCTGGCCAGCCCCGAGCCGACCGGCTGCCCTTTACGCTCTTCCCCTTTCAGGAGCAGATGCTCCGAGACTCACGAGGAGACCAAACCGATGAGAGCAGACTACAACCCTGAGACCGGCGTTGCCACGATCGCCTGGCGGCCGGCCGATGAAGTCTTGCCCGCGCCGTCCAGACTCGCCGGCACCGCCCGCCAATGGGTTCCATGCTCGCGTTGCCATGACGCGGTTACGTTGAGCCGCTTTGCGGTGGCTGACAAGACCGTCGACCTGGCAACACTGGTCTGCGACCGATGCCTTGAGCAAGCGAAGCTGCAGGGGCGCCGCTTGCGTATCTCCGGCAAGGTGAACCCCGACGGGACCGTTTCAATCACTTGGGATCCCACCGTCAGCCGCGTCATGGCCCCAGAACGAGATGGTCTGCGACACTGGCTGCCCTGCAGTCGCTGCGGGCGGGTCATTTCGGTGACGATCGAGACCCTGGCTTACGTGTGCGAGGTGTGCGAAGAGCGCGCCAAACTGTAACCCATTAACCGAGGAGACCGAACATGGCGACGACCCACACCCTACTTGACTTGGGCGTGCTGCATCCAATGGTTGCCCTGGTGATCAAGGACGTCCTGCCCGGATTCAAGGCGATCAGCCAGCTGCTCACGATTCTGGAGACCGAAGGGTTCAAGGACCTCACGCCAGACGAAGCGTTTAAGGCAATCGACAAACTCAACGACCAGTTTGTGGCCTTCGTTTCAGTTTGTCACCACACTTGCGCTGAGTGCGCCGCGAAAGAGCTGAAGTCGCAGCGCCCAATGAATACCCTGCACCTGCACTGCCCGGAGCGCAATTGACGAGGAGACCGAGACGATGATTGTCGAGATTCTTTCACCAGACGCCGTGAGGTTGACGGTGACCCGCAACGAGCTGGCCAAGCTGATCACTGCTATGTCGCGGGGGCGTCGACCGTGCGGCGGGTACGGCCCCCCTGATCTGTCTGCCCAGTGGCAGCAGGTCGAACACCATTTGGCTACGGCGCACCTAGAGGGCGACACCGTGGCCCAAGACTGGTCACATAACGAGGAGACCTGACCGATGCCGCGACTTTGTTATCCCACGAATGACGAGTTTCTGTCGGGGGTTGATCTCGACTCCCCGGAGAATGAAAACATCGACCTTTGCCGGCGCTGCTGGGGCAATCGACATAGGTTTGTCCCCCCGGAGCGCATCACTGATGGGTAATTTGAGGCTGACGTTGATCATCCACCCTATAGCGACACCGACTATTGCTGCGAGAGCTGCGGCCGGTTGCTGACTGATGCCGACAACTACCCAAGCTGAAACGAGGAGACCTAAGCTATGGCACTCTTGAAAACCCCCGTGCATGAGAGCGTTGAAGACCGAGAGCGCGGCCTGATGTGGATCCTCCGCGAAGTTGAGGCGGCCAATGCGCTGATCAATGAAGTGGCGCCGCATCTGGTCAGTTGGCCGTTTCATTCGAGCCAAGAGGGCAAGGAAATACTCGCTGAGCTGCCCGCCGACTGGGCACCGAGCGACGGATTGCTGATTGAGTCCTTGGCCCCGATTTGTGACTCCCTGGACGGCAAGGACATATTGGTTGTGCTGCTCATCTGCCGGGAGATCAGGGATCGCCGGGAGGAGTTTGTGGCTTATATTCGCCAGCGCGTCGAGGAGCTGAAGGCCAACCCCGCCGAGTTGCTGATGGCGGCGCTGGCCTCTTGCGGAGTGGAGGACAGAGACGGGAGGGTTGAATCATGACCGGCTCCGCCTGGTTGGATCTCGTTTTCGAGTTTGTCTGTCATGTGTGCGGGCACAACTTCACAGCGGTCGAGCCTGACTGTGGGCCCGTCCGCTGTCCACACTGTGGCAGCGCCGATGTAGAGCATGTGGGGTGAATCATGACCAGAGCCAACTCCACCCGAAAGCGAGTGCGGCGGCTAATTTGTTGCTGTTGTGATGCTGGAACCATTGGCCGGCAATGGTGGAACCGTGACACCGGGTATGGCATCTGCCCTAAATGCGCCGACCATTGGGAGGCAAGTTTAGGGGTAGATGAGCTTCGGCGCTCTTGCGGAATTCGAGGCGTTCATTTCGACATAAAGCACCTCTGACCTCCAGCCTGCGCTCCCTGCGGGGGGCGCCACTGGGGGCCGCGCGGTGCGGCGCCTTCCACGTAACGAGGAGACCGAAACGATGAGTCACGAGATCACAGACACCGACAACGTGATGCTTGCGCACGAGCGCGCCTGGCATGGCCTGGGCATTGTCGTGCCCGAAGCGATGCCGCCAGTGGCAGCGCTGGAGCTGATCGGCGCTGACTGGGGCGTGAGGCAGCGGGAGCTGTACTATCGGCTGCCCGATGCCCTGCGGGGAGACGGTGATGTGGACGGGTATCGGAAGGTTGAGGACTTGGTGGCGAATGTGCGGGAGGATACCTGGGCCTGTTTGGGCCTCGTGTCGCCCGATCATTACAAAGTGTTTACGAACAGGGAGGTTGCCGAGTTTTGCGAGTGTCTGCTAGAGCAATCGGAGAACGGCAATCAGGTGCTCTGCGAGACCGTCGGCACGATTCGCGGTGGCCGCAGGTTGTGGTTCCTCCTGCAAGGCGCCAGCTTCCAGATCGCCAATGGTGATGAGGTGGTGCCCTATGTCTGCGTGAGTAATGGACACGACGGCAAAACCAGCCTGCGCGTGACGCCGACCACGGTGCGTGTTGTGTGTTCCAATACCCTGCACATGGTGATCCCCGAGAATGAGGATCAGGCCGGCTGGGATTCGGCCGCGATCTCGATTCAGCACACCGGGGATCTGCAAAGCAAGGTGGCTGCGGCGCGTAAGGCGCTGGCGGGTTACGATTACGCCTTGAGGACCACCAAGGAGCGGGCGGCGCGGCTGGCGGCGCGTGAAGTGAACCTGACCCAGCTTCTGGACTTTTTCGTCAAGCGGTACGCTGCCGACTTTCCCGTTCCCGATGACGAAAAGCCTGAGCTGGCCAAGCGCCGGCTGGCCCGCATGGACAAGGCACTCGACCAGTACCAGCAACACTTCAACCATAACGTCGAGACCGCCGGCCCCAGCTGGTGGAACGCCTTTAATTCATACAGCGAGTTCGCCCAGCACGATACACGCGGCCGGGGTGCAGACGATCTGGCCCGTGTGGAAAGGCGCGTCCAGTCCAACCTCTTTGGGCTAGGTGCGGCCCGTACAATGGCCGCATTCCAGCACGCACTCCAGTTGGTGGACGCAGCCTAGTACAGCCTGCAGCGGTGCTGTACGGCCCGGCGGGGATCGTGCCCCGCCGGGTTCCTTTTGGGAGTCAATCACAGTGATCATTAAAACGAAAGCCCTTAAGGGCACCGACTATCACGCGGAGCGCGACGAGCAAGGGATCTGGCTGCACTGCGCCAGGTGGAACACGCTTTGCCCGCCCAATACTCAACTAGCTGACCTGCCAAGTCCCATCGGCCCCTATGACTCCATCGAGAAGGCCCTGGACGACGCGAGAGGCCTTGAGCGCTTCTGGCGTGCTGAGACCGGGCGCGGCCATCAGCGGGCGTTGCAGCCCGAGCTACAGCCCCAGGTGAGCGATTCTGAAGACACGGCCCGAGAGTCGGAACGGCGCGCGACACTCAAGGCGCAGGCCAAGTCGGACGCCGCGCACACGCAACAGCTGGCGCTGTTCGGCAAGTCGGGAGATCCCTTGCAACGGTTCCTACCAGGCGTCGGCGAGGATTAGACAATGGCAAAGGACACCGAACAAGACCTCCTGCGCGTCGCCCAGGCGGTCGCACGCGCACAGCGAGAGGCAGACCGACTTGTCAGCGATCTGCTGCGGACCGACCTTAGCTGGTGGCAGCTGGGCCAAGTCGTGATTCACTTCAGGCGACGGCACCGCCAGCATCTCCGCGCCGTCCACCAGGCCGAGGCGATTGACCAGGCGCTGCGTCAGGCCAAGCGACGCCGGCGGCGCCGGTCGACTTGACCCCCGCCCCCCGCTTGGGGGACCCGGCGGCGCAGCTCCTGCCGGGACAACGCTTTACTGAAACCGGCCAGGCCGGCAGAATTTAGGTGACTGGGCTCCTGGCTGGCGGCGGCGACTGCCTCGCTGCTGCCTCGAAATTGGAGCGTGCCATGACGAGTGTCCACAATATCGACTCGGATTTAGTCCGAGGCACAGGTGAGGCTGTTCGCAGTGTTGTCAATGGCGAAGTGATCAAAGATGTCGAGCAGTTCGGCATTCAGATCCTCATCACTTCAGCCGGCGCCGAAACCCGGAAAGTTGCCGAACCCCTGGCTGCAGGCCAAAAGATCGTGCTGGTCGGTTATGAGGTGACGGCCGGCGCCGTGACCATTGAGACTGTCGGGGATAATCCCGTTCAAAGCACGAACACGCAAATTATCCTGGACACCGACGGCGAGTGGTGTGTGCTGGAGTCGTTCCATCTGCAGGCGGGATTCCGCTGGCAAGTCACCGCCTATAACTGCACCTTTGCCGCTTAATGCCTCGCAGGTCTCAGCTGGACCTGATCTGGCCAGCTGCGGGCATTGACAGGTCGCTCGGAACTCAGAGGCAAGCGCCGTACTCAACTCCCGATGCGCTCAATGTGCGCACCGAGGATCAGCGCGAGTATCGTCAGCGCGGAGGGTCTCGGCCAGGCCTTGGCTTAGCCATTCGTCAATTACTGCCTCCACCGATTTCATTGCTGACGAAGATCAGCATCATCAAAGCGAAGTCAACTCAACGACAAGTCGCTTACACCAAGACGGCGTTACGCGACACATTGCAGGCAGTACCGTGGGCCTCTCCGCCGGATTATCTGCCTGGCACTTCATTCCAAGGCAATGTCGGTTCGCTGATCGGCAATCAATGGGGAGCAAAACCAGGATTCTTACCGAGCGTCGACACAGTGTACCCTTATGAATTGTCACTTAACCTGATGCCGAATCCTGAGCAGCCAATCTACGAGGGTGTGGCAGAAATCTATTTTGATCTCGCCACTGCCAACCAGGATCCCAGTCAGACCGGCTGGACGGCCCAGGTGAGTTTTGCGGACGGTCATTATCAGGGGAATCTGACGAAGCGCAGTGGCGGCACCATCATCTATAGCACCACGTCACTTAGCTACGACGACAACCCGAATGTCCCCGGCACAATGAGTGTTCGGATGCATGGCGGCGCAATTCAATTGTTTTGGCGCAATCGCTCGTTGTGTTACGCGCTGCAAACCATGACGAACTTTTATTGTTCGATCGGAGTTACAAGCGCGGATGAAAGCATCCTGGTGCGCGGCTTTCTCGTCGAATACTCACAACCAGCTAATGAGGAGCATGTTGACAAAAATCAGCGCCAGGATCTGCTGGCGGCCGTGGCGGGCCAGATGCTATGGGTGGAGACAACCTCGCACACAATGGAGTATGTCACCTCATCGATTACTTTTTCCGAGGATCAGCAATTGACCGCCGTCGATCGCGAACAGAAGTTGTATATTGCCGATTTCGGTGTTACGACTCGCGGTGACAATGGGGCGGTGACAAGTCCTTATGCCACACTGACTGACTTAGGCAAGGACTTTGGGACGATTGGCGTCACGGACGACTATATCCTGACCATTACCGGCTCCGACTGGACGCAGAATGAAAAGCAGCGAGTCTCCCTTTACACCACGGACGGTGGGACTTTTGCCCTGCAGTTCAAAGGCGCTCAAACCGCGCCGATTGCATGGAATGCCTCAGCAGCCACGGTTGATGCAGCCCTCGAAGCTCTCTCGACCATCGATACAGTCACCGTGACCGGATCTGATGGCGGCCCATATGAAGTCGAGTTTACTGGCAGTTTGGCAGCTCAAAATGTAGAGAAGCTTCTCGCGGATAGCGGCAACCTGACCTATTCCGGGTCGGGGACGCCAAGTATTGTGATCGACGACGTTCAGCAAGGATTGGATGGGAGCGCCTTGGCTGGCAATTACAAGATTGTCGGGGTCTCGGGTCATGACTTGGATTTTGATCCGCCGCTTCCTGGGACCATTACGTCGCCTGTTGAGGTTGTTTATGAAGTCGCCAAGCCTCCGAAAGTCTACAACGCGCAGACCAAGACGCTCTCGTATCTGCAGGCCGCACCTGGAAAAGGTTACGCTCCGGTTGGGTGCCGGCTGATCACTCTCTACCGCGATCGCCTTGTCTTGGCAGCCCGAGACGAACTGCCTCACATCTGGTACATGAGCCGTCAAGGTGATCCGACCGATTGGGATTACAGCCAAGAAGATTCAGGGGCCGCAGTTTACGCTCAGCCGTCTCTTGCAGGCCAGCTCGCAGATCCCATCACGGCCATGATCCCGCACAGCGATGAATGTCTGATCTTCGGCTGCTACAACTCTCTTTGGATGCTGCGCGGCGATCCCGGTTATGGCGGAACCGTCGATCAAATCAGCCGCAAGATCGGGATCGTCGGCCCGACCGCCTGGTGCCGCACTCCAGAAGATATGATCTGCTTTCTGTCACCAGATGGTCTCTACGCCATGCCAGCCGGCTGTAATGGCTTCCCGACCAGTCTCTCTCGTGAAAGATTGCCAGACGAATTGCTCTCATTGACGCCAGACCGCGAGATTGTGTCTTTGGAATATGACGTACAGAGCAGGGGGATTCATCTGTTCGTCACGAAGCTGGATGAATCGGAGTCCCCGCACTGGTGGTTTGATTGGGAAGCCAAGGCGTGGTGGAGGGTCCAATTGCAGCCTGACCATGAGCCCACCTATCTGCATGAACGCCTCGATTGGGCGCGTGGTCCCACGGTCTTGCTGGCCTGCAGGGATGGCTACATTCGCCAATTTGATCGGCTATTCACTTTGGACGACGGCGGGTATCCCATCGAATCCTACTGCCTCCTTGGGCCGTTTCATCTTGATCGGGACGGCTTTAATGAAGGCGTACTGGCTGAACTTCACGCGCATCTAGGCCATTCCTCTGGTGCTGTTGAGTGGGAGGTTTATACCGGCAATGGCCATGAAGATGCCGTGCATGGCACTTTGAGGACCACGGGGAGCTGGCAGCGGTGGGGACAGAACTACACAGCCCGGCCGCGCGCCCGTGGGGTCAGTGCTGTAGTCAAAGTGAAAGGCAAGGGTGATGGTAATCACTGGTTTCTGGAACGATTGACGGCAATTGTGAAATCCGCTGGACGAAAGCGAGTCCGATGACTGAGTTGCAGCAAATTTATCAGTCGATCATCCTGGATCCTTGTCACCAGGGACAGGAGCGGCGCAACTGGGCCGCCATCAGAAAGGGCTTTGAGCAGGTTGCCGACCAGATCAACAACATCATCACCATCAATGAAGGCGACCAAATCGGCGATCAGCTGGTTCTCTTTCAGGTCTTGGCTGATAATATCGGCGCTCCCACGGTTGGTGTCCGGCAGCTGGTTTGGAATGGTTCGGTCTGGCTTGCCAATGGCGAGGACTACACTGCCTATGATTGGTCGGAGCACTGGATTTTCCGCCGCAACTTCTACGCCGGCATGCAGGGGATTGGGGTTCGCCGGCCGTTGATTGCTGAAGACGCTTTAGTGATCATCACGCTCGAAAGCTACGCCCGATTTGTTGCGGTCACGTTGAACGGAACGCTGAATAAGGGAAGTAGTGCATCTGCCTCGGTCGACGGATACTGGGGCGCCTATCCCAATGTGGCCAACCCTGGCACGAGCCTCACCATCTATGATGACGCGGATCAGTCAAATACCCTGGAGTCGGGCGATAAGGCGATTGCTGTCTTTGATGAGGTCGGCCAGAAATACATTCTGCTCACGAATAAGGAGAAAGACGAAACACCCACCACGGATGAAATCGCGGTCGTCATGATCAATGAGGCCGGTGATGCCTGCACGCTTGCACCTTATAGTGGGTATTGTGTGTGGAACGGCAAGCTGCAGGATCCAGTCGGCGGCGCGACAATGTGCGGCTCCCCGTGGACGAATGGCGCAGATATCTGGATCCTGGATATTCGGGCCTGTAGTGCGACTGGCAGTGCGCCTCGTGGTGAGCGCTATCTTGCCTGGAACACCGGATTGACTTTCAATCCTGGCGGGGCCGGCAGTCGTCCGTTGTATGCCATCAAGACAGAGCAGGTTCCGGCTACTGGCGTGGATGTCAAGGTCATCCGGCTTGAGCAATCTGGCGCCACTGCCTGCGATCCGATAGCAGCTGACGAAGCTAATTGTATTTGGAGTGGTTATCTGCAGATCGCCGATCTAGGCGACAACCCAGTAGCCTGTGATCTTTGGGAAGATGGCGCCCAGATTTGGGCGATGGCAACGAATAAATGCCATTACAAGACAATCCGCGCGCCGCAAGGCGAGCGATTCTTGGCCGTGAAGGTCGCGGAGTCATGGGGTACTGGAGATCAGCGACCACTCTATGCCTTTCGTCATGCCGAACTCACACGCCTCGCCATAGTGGAAATCACGGGCACCACCAGTATTGAGGAGTGCGAGGGGTTTGAATGTGACGAAGATTGCGTCTGGCCCGGCAAGTTGGTACGGATGGGACTGGATGTGGACCTTTGTGAGCCCTGGGAAGACGAAGATGTTGACTGCCTTGTGATCCAGATCAATGCCTGCGACCGGGAATCACGAATCAAGAAAGGGGAGCGCTTCCTTGGCGCATACCTGGGCGACAGCGACGATGAAACCCCCATCCCTATCTTCGCGATCCAGGCTCAATTGATGATCGCGCATGAAGTCCGCTGGGGTAAGTGCGTCACGAACTGGTATCGCACGGGCTCAGATTGTGACTACATCGCCGTGCGGGAATCCAAGGACTGTTACGGCAATGAACTTGTGACTTTAGACGCCGATGATCCCAATTACCAAGACGATTTTCCAGTAGCCGAAGGCCAGCAGGTCAAGGGTTATAAGGTTCTGCTTCCCCGTCCCTTTGAGACTGGCCCTTGTCGTGATCCGAATCTTGAAGTGGGAGACGTTATTGGTTATCGCGCGACCAGCAATGGCAAATATGTGTGCGTCACTGATTACCTCGACGACCTAATCGGCACCGTTAAGATGTCGATCCACCCACAGAGCAATATCAAACATGGGTGGGCCGTCATGAACGGTTCAGACAACAGCGAGTGGGGATCTGGATGGGACATGACCAGCTTTTTCCCCAGGGGCGTAGACGAATCTCCGCTTGATCCCTATGGGGATCTCGGTGAGACCGGTGGCCGTGAGGAGATTCCAGATTGCGATCTTGCCCATAACCACATCCCGCCAGACAGTCCCGATTACATCGATTGCGGTTATGTCAAAAAGGCGGACCCAGAAGAAGATCCCGATGCCGTCAACGCCCAAATGTGCAAGCGCTGTTTATTTCCCGAGGCTTATGATACCTGCGAGCGCGACCCGGAGCTGTCAATCGTAACTGACGGTGAGCACCGATGCGGCCCCTGGGGTGAGGAAATGCAGGATCCAGAATACGGGCCTGGATGTTATCCGGTCCATCATTACTGCGAGGAAACTTTCGGGCCCCTGAACATTGTGCCGAAATATCGCAATCTGCAATTCATTGAAAGAATAGACAACAGTCAGGATGTTACGTGATTTTGCCACATTACCGATGGCCGAGAAGTGGCTGAGTGGTCAGCATCGCCTGCTTCAGCTCTGCCGAGCCCTGAAGGTCGCCAACTTCAATTGTGGCACGGCGGAATTTGTGACGAGATTCGCTGATCTGGATGATTGGCAACGGCACTGCCGCTCATTTCAGCTCGTTCATACAGACGTGAAGCGACATGGATTGCCGCTTCGCAACCCACCTAAGGTCAAAGGGAACGCCGTCGAGGGCCGTCATCGCCTGCTTTACCTGCTGGCGCTTGGCCTGCCAGCGATGGTGGAACAGCTGTGAGATGTGATTTTTTCCTTTATGAGTACAGGTATGGCAAATGGAGGCACCGCTGCATCCGATGTAATCGACTGCTCGGCCCGACCAACACGCGCATAAATCCCTTGCGTTTATGTTGCCAGCCGGGCTGGGGAGATCGCTTAAAGCGGCTGCTGACTTTACTTGGGATTAAACAACGCCGAAATGGAGGCTGTGGTTGTGTTGCACGACAAGCCTGGCTGAACGAACTAGACCGCAGACTCTATCGCCTTCTCTGGGGACCAATAAATGTCACCTACACCACTCTCCCGCTCGCCACGAAAACGCAGGATGCGCATCGGCAGAAACGTCCAGCCGCCAAGGGCATACACCTCGGGTGGACCCGTCCAAACTTTCGTCTTGCCGCCCGGTGGATATATGGCACCTTATGGCGGTGGCGCCGGTCTGGGCGCAGCCAATTTAGAGAACGAACTCCGCTACCGGCAGCTCCTGGCAGGGTGGGGCGCCATGGGTCGTCGCGCTGAGGGCTATCTTAAGGGCGCCGGCGAGGCTGAATCGCGTAACATCCAGCGGCGATATCGAGACATGGCATCGAGCGCCTATAACAGCGTGGTCGGCCGGGGGTTTGGCAATTCTTCGCTAATGGCCACACAGCAGCAAGGAATCATGCGAGGGATGAATGAGGATCTCGGCGCGCTTCAGGAGAGGCTCAATCAGCAGAGGCTCGCCGCCGATCTGGCAATCACGAGGGCGAAAAGCAACATCATCGAAGGGCGCACTGACACGGGCCCCAACAGCGCCCAGATGTATCAGATGGGCCTCGGCCTTGGTCGCTCTGGCGGATATTCGCCCTATGGGATGATGCACCCTCTTCAGCAACAGTGGCTTGCGGCAGCCATGCAGAATCTGATGTGGGGTCGTCAACCACCTCAACCCCGCCAACCGAACTGGCGATGGCTTAAAGCGCGGGAGATCAGGCGACAGAGGGCGGCTGCAGGTCCCACGCCAGCACCCGCATCGCGCCGATGGATCAACCCGAATCTCAACACCAAAATCCCCATCTGGCAATGGCAAGGACAACTCTAATGGATCCTCTGATCAATTACCACAACCTCTTGCGCATGACGCGATCGAGCGGCTGGCCGAATGTGCAAATGTATCAACCGAGCTTCGCCACAATGGGCGGCCCACCCGGAACGCCCTGGCATGGAGCTGCAACTGGGGGCTTCGGCTATACGCCCATGATCCCAGTCCAGCGCCGGGCTCGAATCCGACAAGCGCGGAGCCGATATGGCTGGCCGTCAAATGGATACGGCAACAGGCCTTTTTTAGGAAGCTTCGGGCTCCCTAGCCGGCCGGGGATTTTCCCGTTCCCTCAACCGTTTTCCCCTTTCCAACCACTCTCCAGGACGACCCCCCCAGGTTCCTATCTGCCGCGTGGCCGCATGTGGGGCCTGATTTAACGGAGACCCATCATGCCAATCATTGTCAGGCACGAGCCCGATCCTGAGTTTCTGGCGCAGATCGGTTATTACACCGGCATGGGCCAGCACCTACAGTGGCAACAGGAGCTGGAGCAGCGTGAGCGAATGCAGCAACGCGCGATGGAAATGAATCTGCTGTCTCAGCGCCTGGGCCAGCAGGCTCAGCTGGAGCGGCAGATGCTGGGGATTGGCGCTGACTTCGAGCAGCAACAGCGCCTCTTTGCTCAACAGGAGGAACTGCAGCGCCAAAGGGCACTCGATCAAGAGCAACTACTTCAGTTACGCCAACAAGACGATGAGGATTTACTGCGGACGCAATATGAGTTGCGTCGACAGGCCGCGAGGGAGGCAGGTCTTGAAGGCGAAGAGTTGGACGCCACACGGTCAATGTGGGGAGTCGCCGACTTGGCCCTAAAGACGGTTACATCCCTTGTCAATGATCATGGATATACGCTCTCGCCTGAACAGCAGTCCGAATTCTCCGCCCTATTCAGAGAATTAAGCGAGATTGAGGCGAATCAGACACTGACCAAGCCGGCCAAGGCACAAGCGTACTTGCAGAAAATCCTGGAATTCAGCCCGACGTTCTTCGGCAAGGCGCCCACCAAGGAAGAACAGATGCAAGCGGCGGTCGGAAGCGTAGAGGTCGATGGCCGCCAGGTCGGATTGATTAACCGACAGAGCGGTTGGGAACAGATGAATGAAGACGAGATGGGACCACTCCCAGGCCCGCCGAGATGGCTGAGACTTGACGATATCATGTCAGATCGGGAGTACGCTATCCGCTGGTTTGGTTATGCGGCCAATGTCACCAAGCCTGGCCCGGATGACGACCCGATGACGCCTGAGCAACAGGCAGCAAGGGGTGCGGAATATCTGTACGCCTTCTTCGATCAAATGGAAAAGCTTCACGCCGAAAAACAGCAGAAACAAACCAAGGCACCGGCCGCGACTAAAACTGCATCCGGCCAGCCAAAACCTCTAAACAAGCCAGGATCGGCACCGCCCAAGCCCTCATCGAGGACTTCAGGAATGATCGAGATCCCTGATGAATGGCTGGAGCCCGAACCGGAACCGTCGCGAGGCCGCCCCCGTCCAGAAGACACGGATGAATTCTTCGACATGATGATGCGCTGAGGTACTAATGGCCCAAATACCCGCAACCTGGGATGGCACAAAATGGATTCTCGGCGATGGACTTGAGATTTCACACGAGGGTCTGCAGCGACTCTTTAAGGAAGGTCCCCGGCAAGCCGCCAATGGAGAACAGAAGCCGCTCTCAAAGCTGATGGAGACTGCCTCTCAGGGGATTGGCAAACTCACTCAGCAGATTGAGTTTGCCGTCCCCGAAGACATTCAAGCCGGATTAGAAAGCGGCCTTCGTCCGACCCAGGTAGCAATTCGCCGTGTAGGCGCAGGGCAGGGCAGCTCCGAGGACTATCGATTTGCCCTAGGCCAAATTGATCAGGACGAATGGTTGGCCTCCTACACTCGCGTTCAGCCGAATGATTGGGCAGATGACCAGGCCCTGCCCGAAAAGCGACTCCTGAGCGCAATGGCCATGTTCGAGGATCTCTCGACTAATCGCGAGAACCTCAAGTATTGGGTCAGCAGAATTCCTTTTGTGGGGACCGGCGTAGAAGTCGGTGAGCTGGTCAAACTCCGAGGTGCCGTCAATCGCTTCAATGCCGGTGAAGCTGATTCAGGTGATTACCTACTTCTTGGGCAATTCATCCAGGAGAATCGCTGGCACGAGAATCAGGATCAGAAAGCCTGGTATAAGCGAGTGACGCAGGGCGGCGTTGATATCATGACCTCGCTGCCAGGTTATGTTGCCGAATTCGCACTGCCCGCCGGCCTGGCCGCTCGCGCCGGAGCAGGGGCCGCGAAGATGACGATGCGAGCCGCCACCAAGGCCGGCATTAAGGGCGTTACGCGCAAGCTTTCTGGCCGCGTGGCCGCCGTCGTTGCTCGATCTGCCGTCCAGGCCCTTGGCATGCCTCAGCAAATCGCCGCCGAGGCCGAGCGCCGTCGATTGACGGAAGGCGAAAGCCCACTGACTGCCTACTCCAAGGCATTCATCGGCCAATCGATCACGGCTGCCTCAGAGGCACTTGGTGGCACGATCAGCGGAACCACCCGGAAGATGGCGCAGAAGGGCTATTTTCCCAAGAAGCTGGCGCAATTCATGATGAACAAGCACGCCAGCATTTTCGGTAAGGGCAAGGTCGCCAAATTCGCCAAGCGCACGCAGCTGCAGGCACCTCCGCTTGAAATGGTGGAAGAGTATTTTGAGGAGTTTGCCCGAGCCGCGACGGTCTCGCCTGGCGACAGTCGAACATTGGAGGAAATCAAGGAAGGTCGCTACAAGGATTTGGCTGTCGATCTGATGTCTCAGTATCTGGGCTTCCTTGGGATCCCTGCTGGGGCCGCTGTGATAAGGGAGGCGCTGGGGGAAGGCCCGCAGATCACTTTAGCCAAAGACTTCCGCGAGCGACTGGCGGCGGCAAGGAAGGAACGGGAAAAGGCCACGGAAGCGCCGCCGGCCGAACCTGCAGCCGAGCCGACTGAGTTTCAAGCCGCTGTTCAGGAGGTTCTCGCCCCCGAGCCAATTCCGGCCACGGAAACCCCCGAACCAACTCCGGTCGAGGAAATTCCCGAGGCGGAAGTATCGGCTGAGCACAAAAGGACGCAGTTGGCCCGCGACTTCATTAGTCAACATCCCGACCAATGGGACGCACTCGCTAACCTACCAGAGATTCCTACCCGGACCCAGTTTGCTGAAGCTGCAGGGGTTCCAAGGAAGAACCTGGCCGACCTGGGGCTGGACGCCCTGGCCCGCGCCAGAATCGTCCAGATGTCTAAAGAGCGGCTCGCGGCACAACAGGCACCAAGAGGTGGTCCATCTTTTCTCCGCGTGCTGGAGCTTCCAGAGGCTCAGAAGGAAAAGGTTCTGGCCTTTCCTGAAGCCGAGGATGCTATTCGTCAGGAATTGGAGGCAATGTCAAAGTGGGATATTGCCAAGAGATTTGGATTTCCAAAAGTTCGGTCCCGCGAATCGATGATTCGGGAGATCCTGGCTAAGCAAGTCAAACCCTATCAGAAGGAGATCAGTCATGCCGAAAAACTCGAAAGTCGCCCGCCTGAAGCGCCACCTACAGGCGAAGGGGTACTCGGAGGGATCAGCGATCAGAATCGCCCAGGCGAAAACCGGCCTGAGCTACGCCACGGGGCGGAAGCCGAAGCACAGCAAGCACCGGAAGCACAAGTAGGGGCAGCGCCAGCCCCACTTTCAGAACGCGCCCAGCGCCAATATGACCAGCTGAGGGATCTGGACAAAGAAGGGCTGGCATCGGCTGCGAAGGCAATGGGCTATCCCTTGAGCAAGGAGGATCTCCAGCAGGATGAGGACACGATCAGGCGGGCGCTCGCCCAGCGCATGGTTGAGCGCACTGGTCGTTATCAGGAGCTGACGCCTGGGGAGTTGGGTCCAGCAACAGCAGCTGCCGAGGTCGAAGCCGTCGTCCCGCAAATACCAGTAAGTCAGCCGGCGAAGACTCCTGGATACTACGTTCCACCAGCCGGCAGCCCGAATGCTCCTGATATGCACAAAGACATGGCAGTAGAGGGTGCTGGCTGGAAGTTGCATTTAGCCGTCTCGAAGGAGAATAGGGATGCGGTTACGCAGAAGCTGAGAGAGAAGGGAGTTTTATTCAAGGAGGGCCGCAGTAGTGGACAGAAAGGTAAAGACTATACCATCTACCTTGGCAGTAAGGACAAAGCAGATCGTATATCCCAGGAGATAGAGGCGGAGTTTGGTGAGCTGTTAGATGTCCCACAAGGTTCCACTCTCAACGAGGACCAGCCGTTTACTGATAAGGTAATGGGTCGTTTCGATGTGATTGAGCGTGGCGATCCAACCTTCCATCAGTACGGTTTCGGAGGCGTACCAGCACTCATGTCTGACATTCGGCAAGACATGGGGAGGGGGATGAGGGACTACGATTACGACAAGGTTCGCAGGATTCTCCGAAAGCGATTCGGGGAGTTTTTCACCGGTACGGAAATACAGCCCGTCCCCGCCGCTCCAGAGAAGGCCAAGCCCCCGCTCGCACCACCTGCGGTGTTATCGCTGGAACAGCTCAATGACCGGATGAAAGAACTCGGCGTGCCTGTGGAAGTTACCTCGATGCGGGAACCGTCTTCTTCGCAAGAAAAGGCGGCGCAGCAATTAGCCCAAGCATTCGGGCATGACGTCCGCATTATCACGAGCACCGCAGAAATCTCCTTTGTCGATGAACGAGTGCGAGGGCCTCGCGTACTCTACTTGGACGAGCGAGCCGCTGAGGAGGCAATTTGGTACACCGCCGGCCACGAGCTGGCCCATGCTACTGAAGTGGACGTCTTGAAGGCTCTGGTGGGAGAGGCGCGCCTTGATCAGTTCGGTCAGCAGTACATGAAAAGACTGCCGCCCGATATGACCGGGTATCGCAAATACCTGATCGACGACAAAGGCAACAAGACGGACTGGTATTGGCGGGAAGCAATGGCCGAGATGGTCGGCACCTTCTTCACAGATGGCGCCTTCCGTGAGCAGTTACTACAAGAGCAGCCGACATTGTGGCAGCGGTTGGTGGATGCCCTATTGAAGTTGTTCGGGCGAGCCAAGAACCTTACTGATCCTGATGCCCTGGCGGTCTTGAATGAATTGAAGGAGCAGCGAGATCGGGTTGCGGCTCGCCGGGCGGAACTGATCAAAGGTCCAGGCCGCCCGAGTAATGACGTCAATGGCCAGGCCCTGGCAATGGCGCGGATAGATGAAGCAATTGACGCTTGGGCTGCACAGGAAAACCAGACCGTTACGCCCGAGCGAAAGGAGGAATGGACCAAGGAGATTCTGAAGGACCTGCGTGAACGGCACGCACTCAAGTACGATCCCAAGCGGCGCCGCAATGCTGCCCGCAAAATGCTTCGGGCCAAGAGCGGCCAGACCAAGATCACGTTAAGCAAGGTCGAGAATGCCGGCAAGGACCATTCAAGCATGGATGTGCCGTGGGACACGATTGGCCGAGCGGTCGCCGCAGAGTTTCCCGACATTATGGGCGGCGTGGGATACGAAGAGGGGGTCTCAGCCACAGAGGAGCCGGATTACGCGGCACGCGCCTTCGCTCTCATTCGGCAGGGTGACGAGAAGATTCTCGATCTGACCCAGGACGTCGACCTGTTTACCGAAGTGCTGAATGATGCCCTTTATGGGCCGCCGGACAGTCATCAGCGGCAAGAGGCTCCCAATGCGCCGCTCAGTTACAGTCAGCGAATGTTTCTTGTTTCTCAGAATTGGACCGATGATGACTGGACCGGATATAACCAATGGCTGCAGGAGATAGCTGATCAACTCAGCGAAGAGGCTCACCATAAATTCTCGGTTGACGATCAGCAGGTACGGGAGACGCTCCTATCCTTGATCGAAGCACAGCAGGCCGGCGACAAAGGACTCTTCACATTCACGGCCCCAGCTGTTGCCCGCTACCTAACCGAGGAGGAATTGGGGGGTCTTGGGCCGGCTTATCTACAGCGAGTGGTTCAACACTTCGAGGGACTCAAAGGCAAGACCGGGGAAGCAGTCGCCGCCGCTCAGGCCGGCGCCGCCAAGCAAGAGTGGTATCAATTCGCCCATCAGGCACTGTTTACCATCTTCGGAGATCAGGCGCCGCGTTTCGTAAATGTGTTAGCCGCCACGTCTCCACAGCGCAGCGCACAGACGAATCTGAAGGAAGCGCTCCGTATTTGGGATGCTTGGGAAGAGGCTGGTGAGCCATTTGAGCCGGACAAGGTTCGTGAGTTTCTCTTGGGGCTCCAGCCGAAAGTATTGGGGGCAAGTGTAAACAATCTTGTGACTGCGTTTTCTGAGGTTAATCCCTTGAACGCGGAGCTGAGCGGCTGGAAGGTCCGTAGTTTTCGCAAGAATCTCCTTGGCGACCTATCTGCCGTGACGGTCGACCGCTGGCTCGCCGAATTCTTTGGAGTTCGACCCGATAACGCCTTTGATTCCCATACCCTCTACCTGGCCCTGACTGCCGTTGTGCGTCGCGCAGCCCAGCAGCTGAACATTGAACCTGCCGAGGCACAATCCGCCATCTGGTCCTTCCTGAAAGCCGCCTCAGCTGCTAAAATCGGGGAGAAGGCCAAAGCCAAGGGCAAGGAGGTCGTGAAGGCCCTCAGGCAGGAAAGCATTGCTGCCGTTCCTGAATTCGCGGAGTTGTTAAATGATCCCGAAATCCAACAAGCCCTCAGAAAACTCCGAGCAGTTGCTCCAAAGAATCTCCGCAAGGCGGCAAGACTCCAAGCGCCGCCCGTCCCAACCGGCCCTCTCCCCGGAACAGAGACGCGAGCTGGTGAAGCGCGTCTTGCAAGGATTGCTGAACGAGTCCCGCCAGGGATAAGCGGTCGTGCCATTGCCGGAGTGGGACCTACTCTGATGTTCGCTCCCAGCGAACCACCTCCCAGAGTCAACTGGGAGGGCATTACCCAGACCGATGCGATGCGTTCCTTCATGGAACGTCAGCGTTATCTTGGTCGGGCCAATACGGTCACGACGATCGCCGGTCGCACCCTCCAGTACAAATATGATGAAGAGATCGGCCCGCCCGAGTATCATCCCCATGCCGAGGCTGAAGCGAAGGCCGCTAAAAGAGTTCAGGCTGATGCCGACGGGGAGAAAAATCGAATTCTGGAGTACATGAAGGCACATGAACACGCTGATCTCGGCAACGATCCTCGGAAATGGGAAGAGGAAATGGTCGTGATCAACATGGTCTTAAACGATGCGATGACGGTCGGCGCACTTGGCAGTCGCGAGGCTGCTGATGATGCGTGGTATCTGTCTCGTTATCGCCGCGAGGCCCGAAGTTGGATCAGCCGCGTCTTGAACATGCGCGATCCAATCTGCATGGGTTCTCCCGTTGCAAAGCGAGCCCGCAAAATCATGGAAGCCATCTTCGATACTGACAGCCCAGAAACGACTTGGGCTATCCTGGAGAGGCTCAGGGAGTTGGAGATCAGCATTGACCAGATGCAAGACGCCCTCCAGGATGAGCTGGCAACAATGCAGCTGATCAATGTCATCATGATCGAGCGGGCGGGCGGAACCTGGGCCGACAAGATGTTTGAGTTCTACAGCAATTCGATCTTCAGCGGCCCCCATACACATGCGAAGAATGCCATTTCCAACACCGGATTCGGCCTGCTGATGTTGGGGCCGGAGCGATTCGTCGAGGCACTTCTGAATGAAGCGGCTCAGCAGTTCTTTGGCAAGAAAGTATCCGGGGCCCAGCTCGGCGAATTCAAATACATCCTGAAGGGAATGTGGGCGGGCCTTGCTCCAGGGCTCCGTAACTTTGCCAGCACTTGGGCATATGAGCAATCCGCATTGGCGGAACAGCTGGGGATCACCACGAATTACGCTGCCCAAGATTGGGATGTCTACAAGACCGAGGTACTTAATAGACGGTTTGCCCTCAAAGGCACATGGGGTCGCTTTGTGCGAAGCTTTGGCTGGCGGCCACTCAGCGCCTCTGATGATATGTTCAAGACGATCTACGCTTACTCTGTGGTCGGTGCCCATGCCTACCGCCAGGCCAAGCGATTTGGACTCGATAAGCAGCACATGGCCCGCTACATCGAAAGCGCCATGAAGGATCGACGCTCGACTGCGTGGACGCTGGCGTACAATGAGGCATTAGAAGCCACATTCATGCAGGCTGGGTGGTCTGGCACGCAGAAACTAAAGAAGGCGGCGAGAGGTCTTCGCAAGCTGCCATTTGGGCGCTTCCTGATTCCCACCTATAACTTTCCCCTCAACAACTTTGAGGCGGCAATGGCCCGACTTCCAGGGATCGGGCTCTGGCCCCTCTGGCGACTCTGTAGTGAGAAACACGGCCATGAAGTGAATTTCAATAAGATCCTGGCACGACAGATGGTTGGGGGTGCAATTACGGCTGCTGTTGCCAGCTTGTACTATGGGGGTGATGACGACACGCCCGTCATCACCGGCAGCTCACCGCGCAACTATCTCGCGCGTGATCTAGCCTGGGCAGTTGCACCGCCACTTTCCATCCGATATCCGTGGGGTGGCCAGCAATTCTTCAGCTATGCCGGCCTCGAACCAGCCTCGACAATCCTGCCAGCGATCATTGACTTTCTGGATAATCGGCAGAAAGGCAAGTCGCTTACGGATTCTCAATGGGATGCATTCCTGCGGCAGATCACGGACAAGACTTTCCTGCAGAACCTCGGGGATATCGTGAACGCATTCACCGATCCAGAGGCTTCTGGCATTCCGCAGTTGACTCAGAATGTCCTGGTTGGATTTGTACCAAACATCATTCGGCAGCCCTGGCGAGTTGGTCGCAATGAGGTGTATGACACCCGGATTCGCAAGGGTGACGACTTTGGCACTAAGGTTCGCAAGACGCTCGCGAAGGCCGAGTTGCCTGTCTCTGGCGTGATTCACAAGTACGACAAATGGGGTCGGGTGATCCAGCCTTCTTCACCAGCCACTCCCTGGTGGTATCGTGTTATCTCACCAGTCAAGCTGGGTAAGCGGCTGAGTGAGCGAGTCCCCGCAGATGTTGTGCTTTGGGAATGGAATCAGGCCCATCAGACCGAAGCGGAACGGGACCTGCAATATCATCCCAGTCTGCCGAAGCCCTTCATTACAATCCGTGGCAGAAAGGAATTACTGTCGACAGGTGAATACGAGCGATACGTGCAGCGATCAGGAGAGATCGCCCTTGAGCGCGCCAATCGCATCAACTTCCACGACCCTCCCACCGCCCGAGACATTAAGAAAATCGAAGCGGCCTTCACGACAGCGAGAGCAACAGCGCGTCGAGAAATCATTGCAGCCCGCAATCAGTCTGAATAAGGCTGTCTCTGAGGGTTCGATCGTCGAGGATGTCTGGTGGGTTTATCAGGTCATTCGGCTTGTCGAGTTGGTTGACGGCAAAGTCTGCTACAAGGAATCCGGCAAGCCTCTGAATTTCCGCCGGCGCCCTCCGAATGTCAGTGAAGGCGCCTACGGATTACTCGTCTATGCTCTCGGCCACTTCCGAGAGTTCTACCATGTTCACTTGGTTCGCACCTATCAGCGAATGAAGAAGGAGGCTGCACTAAAGGACGATGGACGACGGCAGTTTGAGCTACTTGACCAAATCGACCAGTACCTGGTTGAAGAGGCTAATGCGGCACGACAATGCTCCACCTGTGGACGACCGCTTGGCGAAGCTGATCGGATACTCCCGCGTTCCGAAAGAGCCATTCGCCAATCTGGAGTATCGCAGGAAGATTCTGGATCTGGCGGCGTCTGACACTGATGCACGTCAGCAGCTCTGGATCCTTTGTCGCCGCGATTTGCTGTTCTTCGTCAATTCCTTTTTGTTCATCTATGAACCGCGCATCCCCGCAGTGCTGCCATTTCTGACTTACCCCTTTCAGGATCGCGTCTTACTGACGCTTGATCGGTTTTTGGGGAAGCGAGACATTGGCATCGAGAAGTCCCGCGACATGGGCATGACATGGATGTTTCTCACTGTCTTTTTCCACCGCTGGCTGTTCTATCACCGGCATGCCTATGGGCTTGTCAGCCGCACGGAAGAATGTGTCGACAGTTCCAATGATCCTGACTGTCTAATGTGGAAACTGGACTTTCACCTTGAGCATTTACCGGCCTGGATGGTGCCGCCCTTCACTAGGGTCAAGTGCAACCTAACAAACCATGCCAATCACTCAGTGATTACCGGCTACGCTGCCACGGCCGATGTCGCCCGAGGTGGCCGCAAGACAGCCTTTGGGATGGATGAGCTGGGCAGCTTCCGGCCGGATGACGGCTTCGCCGCCTGGGCCTCGACGCAGCATGTGTCCAATTGCCGGGTCGCCACCTCCACTCCCCACGGCATGGCCGGCATCTTCGCGGAGCAGATGAACGCCACCAATGTGAGCATGGTCAAAATGGCCCTCCACTGGACTCTGCATCCTCTCAAGCGGCCAGGTCTGTATCACACTAGGGATGGCATCCTGCACGTCCTGGACAACGACTACCGTTACCAGCCGGACTATCCCTTCGTCCTGGACGGCAAGGTCCGCAGCCCTTGGTATGACGAAGAATGCCGCCGGAATCCGGTCCCCGCGCTGATTGCCCAGGAGCTGGATCTGGATTACGGCGGGTCCGGGTATCCGTTTTTCGATGGGGCCATGATTGAGCGACATGCCACCAAATACGCCTGCCCCCCCTTCCTTCGGGGGGAATTAGACTTCACCGACGACTATCAGCCGCTTTGGCAGGAAAATCCCAAGGGCCGCCTCTGCCTCTGGTTGCACCTGACGGCCGATGGGGAGCCGCCGCCTCGCAACTACGTCATCGGCTGTGACGTGGCGACCGGGACCGGTGGGGAACAGTCGACCAATTCCGTTGCGAGTATCCTGGATCGCGACACCGGCGAAAAGGTTGGCGAGTATTCCATCGCGGACGAGTCACCCGAAAGATTCGCCGAACATATCCATGCGTTACGACAATGGTTTCATGGGTCCTCTGGTATCGCCTTTCTGATCTGGGAAGACAATGGCCCAGGCCTGCAGTTTCGCAAGCGGACGCTGGCCCTGGGTATGGCTGGCCTCTATTGGCGGGAGAGCGAAAAGGTGGTCAGCGGCAAGAGAACGAAGCTGCCTGGTTGGCACACCAATCGCGAGAACAAGCGGGCACTCCTCGGGGAATACAGCCGGGCCATCGATAAGGATGAGTTCGTGAATCACTCTCGGCAGGCCCTGGAGGAAATGCTGCACTACATCCACCAACCATCCGGGGCGGTCGATCATGACCGAGCCAAGATCACCTTGGACCCCACCAGCGCTGGCGAAAACCACGGAGACCGGGTTATCGCCGACGCCCTAGCCTGGAAAGCTATAGGGTCAGTCGCAAAAATTGAAGTGAAGAAGCAAGAGCAGCTACCGCCATACGGCAGCATGGCTTGGCGGTGGCAGCGCCGCGAAGAGGAAAAGAGACAACGACAGGAGTCTTGGCTCTGATGGCAAATGAAATCACCTACAAAGCGAATCTGTCGGTCAACCTCAATGGCCTTAAGGCCGAACTCAAAAGCGATGTCGATCATATCACAGTCGCCGGCACCCGGTTCATTCAGTCCACGATAGCGCTGACCACCACACCTGAATTGATCCCGCTGGGAGAGCTGGCAACTGTCGGATTTGCCGCCTTCCGCAATGCCTCTACGACGGAAACAATTTATCTCCTCATCGGAACGACGGATGCCTGTTTCGACAAACTGGCTCCGGGGGAGACCCACCTGCTTCGGCCGGGCACAAGCACGCCGGGGGCCAAGGCCCTGGCAAACACGGCCACCCTTCAGTATCTGATCTGCGAACAATAAAACCCAGTTCTGGGCAGCTGGATCCAAGGGCAACTGAATGCCTTTCGATCCCGAAGATCCTCGACAGCTGCAACGGCTGAATAATGCCATGCGCGATTGCTACACGGAGCTGGAACAGTTCCGTAAGCGCCGCACAGAGCTGATCAAGGATTTTGTGGGCACATGCTATTCGGATGGCGGCACCGAATTCGACATGCCGGTCAACCTAATGGCGCTCACCCTTGATATCTACTTAATGCATCTGGCCGGCAACCGCCCTCAGGTCCTTCTGACCACGGCCAATCGGGATGCATTGCCTTTCATTGCGGATTTTGAGGCGATCCTGAATCGGGAGCTGGAGGAAATGGCGATCGACGTCACCCTCCGGCGATGGGTGATGGATGCCTTTTTCTCTGTCGGGATTCTCAAAACGGGGCTCGTTGACGCCGGCTACATTGAGTTGATTCCAGGCGAGCCCCTTCCCTCCCAAGAATACTTCGCGGAGACCGTCGATCTCGATGATTTCGTCTATGACACGCGGGCAACACACTGGGAGCGATGCACGTTCCTGGGCGATCGCTATCCGGTCGATTACGAAGCGGTCATGCAAGCTGAGGATCTCAATCCTCGCGCCAAAACAAATCTGCTCGACGCGGGCGGGGACGAATATGGGGAGAATGATCGCGCGGCCGAGATCAGCCGGCATGAGCGCGCGGAAACCGAAAACATTCGGGAATTCAAGCGGCAGATTTACTTTTGGGATATCTGCCTGCCTGAGGAAGGATTGATAGTCACGATCCCAGACAAGAAGGATGTGAACGCGGCGATGAAGATCGTCGAATGGGATGGGATCCGCACCAGCCCTTATCATATCCTCTCCTTCTCTGAAGTCCCGTCGAATGTGATGCCCTTGGCTCCGGGGGCGCTGCTCAAATCCCTCAATCGCTCAATCAATGCCGTCTATCGTCGCCTCGTTGACCAGGCCCGCCGGCAAAAGGATCTCTCAGTTTTCAGGCATGGAAATGAAGACGATGCCCGCCGGGTGCGGGATGCCCATGATGGTGACATGATCCCCTTGGAACATCCCGACACGGTTGTCCAAATCTCGATGGGAGGCGCCTCACAGCAGAATCTGGCGTTCTACACCCTGGCCAGGGATGTCTACTCCCAGTTGGCCGGAAATCTTGACGCCCTGGGCGGCCTAGGACCTCAGAGTGAGACGTTTCGGCAGGATGCCATGTTGACCAGCACTGCCAGCAAGAAGGCCGCCAAGATGACCAGGGCGGTCGTAGATGCGACTGTGGGGGTCATCGAGGATTTGGCCCATCGGATCTACAACGATCCTGGCAGAACCTATGAGGCGATCCGGCCTATCCCTGGGACAACCATTCAGGTCATCGCCCAAATGCCTCCTGGAGAGCGGCGATTCTCTCTCAGTGACCTGGCAATCAAGATCGAGCCTTTTTCGATGCAATATCTGTCGCCCACTGAGCGGGCCAGTCAGTTGATGCAAGTCATCACCCAGCTGGCCTTGCCGATGGCTCCGCTACTCGCTCAGCAAGGCATCGCCCTCAAGGGGGCAGCCCTTTTCGATTACCTCGCCAAGTACCTCTCGCTGCCCGAGCTTCAGCAAATCTTTCAGATCGGCGGCATTCCCACCCCCGGCACCGCTCCATCAGGTGAGGCACGCCAGGCAGCCGTCACACAACGGACTTATGAGCGAGTTAATCGACCGGGCGCCACTCGCCAAGGAAACACACAGACCATGTTGCAGGCGCTGATGGGGGCGAACCCCCAGCAATCTCAGCGCGCTGCTTTGACCAGGCCCGCCGGAGTTTAATGAGTCGATTCTTTCGGTATGACCCAAGGAGTGGGCAAGTAATCGAGGTCACACATATTGCTCATTGCGGGATTCCTCGCTATCCCTTGGCCTGCGAGGCCCTTGCGGTTCATCCGACTCAAATCAACGAATTCATAGAGTTTGATCGGTGCTCTGGAGTGCCGACCGAATACCGGGCCGATGGCACCCCGATGATGCGGGATGCACGGCATTACCGACGATATCGCAGAGCCCACAGGTATCACATGAAGAACAGTTTTGACGATTGATGGCAGATCAGGTTGTTCATGCCCCTCAGGAGGCAGAGGGCCAGGCCGCTTTTAATGAGTTCGGCAACCAAAACACTTCACTAGCCACGCTCGCCAGGCAGATGCAGGAAGGGCGAGATTCTCAGGCACAAGCCGAACCAAAGGAATCAGCACCCACTTCAAGTGATTCCCCTCTTCGCGCATCGGCAAAGACTCTTGGATTCTCTGACGACGAATTGAGTTCGTTGTCTGATGACCAGCTTCAAGCAGAAATTGCCAAGATTGACCGACGCGCAATCACCATGTTTCAGGGACAGCAGCAGCGCTTTCAGCCTGCGCAGCCCCCTGTTCCCGCTGCACCGACTGGCCCGCAGCAAACTGCCCAGGCCGCAGCTGAGCCGGTCCAGGTTGATTGGAATGCCCTTGAAGAGGAGTACGACGCGGGGATTGTGAAACCCCTGCGTTCACTCTTCGATCAGGTGCAGCAATTGAACGGTCTCCTTCAGACGTTTCAGAGTGATCATACCGCGCAGCAAGAAGCCGAATTCATTCGCTGGTTCGACGGCCAAATTACCGAACTCGGCGATGACTACCACTCCGTCCTAGGCAAAGGATCAATCGAGCAGCTGACCCCGTATTCAGCGGAGTATGTCCAAAGAGGCAACCTCCAGGAAGCCTTCTTCCAGCTGCGTCAATTGGATGCCACCTCCTCGGACGAGGCCATTTTCCGGCGCACCGTGGCCGCCCTCTACCCACAGGTTCAGGTCGAGAAAACACGGGGCGAACTCGCAAAGCAATTGAAAGAACGCCAGAAGACCACGATCGGTCGGCCATCTGGGAAGAACGCGCACCCAGATGACGAGACTCGCGATCCCATCACCGGGGTTCGCAAGTCGACCATTGATCGCCTTCAGGCTCGGATTGATCGCATGCAGTCCGGCGCGTGACGGACATAGGAGATTCAACGAATGGCTGGCATTTATTCGGTTGGGCTTCTGCCCACCCAAATTGATGATCTCGTCGAAAATACGTTGCATGACTTCGAGAAAGATTCCTGGGTCGATATCTCATTGGAGCTGCAGCAGTATTTCGCGATGCAGAATATGCTTCTGGATGATCGCGTCGGCATCGACGGCGGTGATCTTCTCCAGTGGCAGGTCAAGGTTCGCAACACTGGTTCGGCCAAAAACACTGGAATGTACGCTCAGGATGACGTCAAGGTCATGGACGTGACCAAACATTGCAGTCTCGGCTGGACGAAGCAGACGGCGAACTTTGCCTATGATGTCGACGAGCCGGAATTCCAGAGCGGCGATGCTCACCGCATTGTCGATCTGCTTCGGTTGCGTCGACATGATGCTCTCACTTCCTTCGCCGAGCTGGTGGAAGACAACTTCTGGTCCTTCCCTCTCTCGCCGACCGATGAGGATGAGCAGCGCAAGCCTTGCGGGGTGCCGTACTGGATCGTCAGAAACGACACCAAGGGCTTCAATGGCGGTGTGCCACACACGGCACATAGTACCGTCGCAGGTCTGTCGCCGACGACCTATACGCGGTGGGCCAGCTTCACTGGCAAGTACACGGCCATCAGCAAGCGCGATCTCATTCGCCTGCTCCGTGAGGCGACGGTGAAGTGCTACTTCCGGGCGCCGGTCGCCTACCCGAATGTCGCCAAGTCCGAGAAGCCTCGTCACGCCCTTTGCACGACTTATGAGGTGGTGCAGCGGCTTGAGGAGCTGTTGGAAGATCAAAACCAGAATCTTGGCAATGATCTGGCCAGCAAGGACGGCGAGGTTCGGTTCCGTCGGACGCCGGTCAATTGGGTGCCCTGGCTGGACGCTCATCATGACACTGCCGGCACAGCCACGCTCGACCAGAACCCTTACGGAAAGAATCCTGTTTACGGCATCGACCGCAACAGCTTCCGCATGGTCTTCAAGCGCGGCCGCTACATGGTGCGCATGAAACCGCTCGTCGCACCCAATCAACACTCTGTCCGGCATGTCCACTACGACTCGTGGATGCAGTATCAGTGCTTCGATCGTCGGAGGAATTTCGTCGTCACCCAAAGCGCGTAAGTGATCCTGACTGGGCCGAAGCGCCAATTGAAAACAACTCCACTCAACGAGGAGACCAAGAATGCACAATGTTCAGTTTTGCGCCGCACCGATCGTTCACACGCGGTGGGTGATCTACAAGGATAACGACACCGAAGATGTGGCGATCGGCTACAACGTCTGCTACGACACCGCCGTAGGCGATACTCCCGCTGCAGGCGAATGGGATGAAATGGTCAGGGGACGTGTGGTCACGAAACCGAAGACCGGCCACAAAAACGCCTATGCAGGCGTGATTGTTGGACTCGGCCGTCGGCTCAAGAGCGGCACCGATTACACCCGATTGGTGCAGATCGCGGAGCCACACAAAGGGACTTATGTCAATGCCCTGACCCACGCCAACATGACCGCAGAAACCACTGTGCTCATGATTGGCAACGATGACTGGGGGTTGGTCGCCCAAACCCTGACGGCAGAAGCAACCGAACTGGATACGGTTGCGATTGCCTGCGACACCGTGGATACCTCTTCGACGGCCGCCGTCAAGAAGATTCGTTTCGTCTGATCGTTCCTCGGCCTGGTGGGCATAAACATCGGACCCTAGGGCTCTGCGTTCTGGATTCGATCTGCCCAGTTGGCCCGCCAGGCCGCTTTTTACAAGGAAGGATGAATGCCACGAAGGAAACAACAGGTCGAACTTGTTCCACTGTCCAAGTTCATTGAATCTCAATTGGCCGTGATCCCGAACCCCGTCCTGTGTCAACAACTCGGGATCCAGCAGTTGCTCCCTGGCTACACGCAGAATCACGACACATTGGTCGAACTGATCGACGGCCAGTTCAGCCGCGTGCTTTGGAATGATCCCGCCGCAGGGAAAATTCCGCTTGAGGCGATTGAAGACGAGGAACCCGAATCAGAACCTGCTGACCTTGAAGAACTCGAAGAAATTGACGACGAAGGAGACGACCCTGAACTCGCATGACTCTCGGCGTGACCTATGACAGCCTCCGACGGGAGATCGGCCGCTATCTAGGTTTTTCACGAAATCCGAATGATTGGGCGACGAATGAGACGGCAGACGTCGAGGACGTTCTCTCTTCCGGCCTGCGACTCTTCTACACACCTCCCCGGCTGCCTGGCGAGCGGTCGGCTCATCAATGGTCATTCCTCCGGCCGCTCCTGACGATCAACACAATCTCCGGGGTCAGCGAGTATAGCCTGCCTGATGACTTCGCCGGCCTGGATGGATCCCTGACCTACTCCGATTCAACGGCTTACGGCAAGGTCCAGCTCACCTCGGAAAGTCTGATCCGCCGGCATCAGCAGCGCGGCGACAGTTCAGGCGCTCCGACCTATTGCGCCATTCTCCCCCGGATTGCAGATGGCCAATCCGATCAGACATTCCTGCTTATTCTCTGGCGCACTCCCGATGCTGCTTATGTCCTGCGCGGTCGTTACTACGCCCGACAGGAAATGCTCTCTAGCGCCAATCCATATCCAATGGGTGGTCCTGCTCACGCTGAAACCATTCGGGCTGCCTGCATGGCGGCGGCTGAGATCACCTTGGACGATGAGCGCGGCCAGAAGTATCAACACTTCCTCGATCTTCTATCCGCCAGTATCGACTTCGACCGGCGCGCAATGAGCCCAGACAACCTGGGTTACAACGCTGCTCGCGAAACGCCGGACTTGACCGGCTTCCAGCGGACTACAGCAATCACGCAATACGTCAAGTACCCGGTCACTGAACCGGAAGAACCTGGTGAGGGCGAACCGGAAGAAGTGCCGGACGATGCATGGCTCTTTGAGGATTTGGATTACTACCAGTTTGAGGACGGAGATTACTACGTCTTTGAGGATGCCGCTTAACGAGGAGACCACCAATGGCTGATCCCTGCAAATTCCCCGACAAGGGAACAGTGATGCTCGACACAGATGTCACGGATCAGACGAAGTGCTGGATGCCGGTTGCTGATCGGCAGCTGGCCTTGGATCCCAAGTCGCGGCCCATCTGTTTTCGCCAATTACATAAGGTCGTCGCTGTTACTTATTCACAGTCGGCTATTCCAGCAAGCGGTTCGCCTGCCGGACTCTATTCAGTCCAAACCGGCACTGACAAAGGTCTTTATTGGTGTACCGGGGTTGGCGCGGCGCTGTTCCTGACTGGCTATCCCGAGAACGGGGAATGGCCGATCACTTGATCGACGAGGAGACCACCAATGTCCGATTTTGAAACCCTATCATCTGGCGCACTCGCTTACCGTCCTTGGCGTCGAGGTGTCGCAGATAAAGCGGTTGGTGTTCGCGGTACTGGCGTCGCCGCAACTGATACGGCGGCATTCCAAGCGGCAGCGACAGTTCTGAATGGCTGGGGCGGCGGAACCCTCTGGCTGGAAGGACACGCCAAGCTGAATGGTCAAGTCGACTTCACAACCCCAGTGAGTCTGCGTGGCCTAGGGAGCGGCGCAGTCATTGAGAGTGTTGATCAGAATCAGCCGCTTGCCTGGAATCGCACATGGTATTACACGAGTCTCACCCAATATGACACTGGCGGCAATAGCAATTTCGATGAGAGTTTCACGCCGTCCGCCGGGACTCCCGTAAAGGGCGATTGGGTCATGATGTGGGCCTCAAATGCCATTTCTGGCGCCAAACCGCACGCCGTCGGTGGCAATCAGTATCCGCTGGAAATTCACCAGATATATCACAACATTTCCGGCGTCTGCTATGTCGAGTCGTTCATTAAGGACGCCATGTCTACGTCGCCGAAGTACGGCATTCTGTCACTCTCAAAGGGAATTGTTATCGACAATATCGAGTTCATGCTGAGCGACAGTTTCGTGCCAAATTCCTACGCCGAGTTTTTGGAGATTCGGGCATGTCAAGATGTTGTGATTGAGAACTGCATATTCCATCGGCGCGGTGTTGGCGCTGTCAATATACGGGCAGTTGTTAATGTTCGATTCTGGGGCAATCACGTCTATGGCCATGAACCCCCAGCATTGCCAGCAACCGGCGGTGGACAATACGGGGTAAACATCCAGTCCGCCAATGGCGTTCTGATCGCCGACAATCGGTTCATCGGCTTCCGCCATGCTGTCACCACGGATTCTGAAATCAGTAGCGGCACTCCAGCCAATCGCTGGGGCTGTCCCCTCAATATCAGGGTCCGCAATAACGTCTTCGATTCACCGCCACTGGCGAATAGCGGCGGGCTTGAGAATAGTGGTGGCGCCATCATGGACACTCACGCCGAAGGGTGGGGAATTATTTTTGAAAACAACATCGTCAATGTCGGCGGCTGCCCTGAGGCAAGTCCTCATCACACTTATGCCATGTGGTCAGACGCAAGGCACACCATCGTCAGATACAACATCATCCGAGGATACTCGAATGCCGCCGGTACTGCCCAACTGGGGCATGGCCTTCAGATTCTGGGACCGGATTCGGAGGTGTATGGAAACAAATTCGAGAATCTTTACGATGGCGTGTTTCTGGCTGCTGGCGAGGATTATCAACCATACGCGCATCGCACACGAATTCATGACAATGACTTCAAGGACATTCGTGTTGCCCCGATTCAATTGTCCGTGGGAGATGATCATGACGTCTGGGGCAATGAATTCACAAACTGTGGCGTCTTTGAAACAACTACGCCGCAACAGACCAAATGCCATATCCAGCTCGGCCGGACGAAGCTAGTTACATCTGTCTCTTTCACGATCTCGACGACAACTGTAACTGCTACCGACCATCCCTTTGAAGCCGACATGCCGATTGGCTTTTCTGCCAATGGCGGGTCACTCCCCAGTAATGTGGATGACATAGAAGTCGCTGGAACGACTTACTGGGTCAAAGAAAAGCTAGGGGATGACACCTTCACTATCTCTGCCACAAAGGGCGGCGACCCGATCACTTTTGCCAGCGCGGGCAGTGGTGCCGTGGCACATTATTACCAGTTCGCCGGCACCGGAATCAAGATCCACAACAACACGTCATTTAAGGGCGATAACACTTACTTTATTGAAACCAACAACGCCAATGAAGATGACGTAAAGGTCTACGGCAACACGATCATCGGATACACGCACGGCGAAGAATACTCCGATCGCTACGGGCATCAGGCCGATCTGCACAACGAATACGGAGACCCCCACTACAACACAATTTATCCTGCTGCTTAACGCTCTGGCGCCCACTGTACGAGGAGACCATCCATGCCAGAACAAATCCGCTTACCAGATGTAGTCAAGGCGAAGCTCACTAATTCCCTAAGCACGACGCCGGCCATTCCGATGCATGACTATGCTGGCCTGCATTTAGCAGTTCCCACTGGCTACAGCTCTACTCAGATCACCGTCTATGTCTCTGACGAGAACGACGGCACTTTCCAGGTTCTGGTCGACGCCGATGGTAGCGACGTTGTGCGCACCATCGCTGCCACAAAAACCTACGACTTCCCCATTGCAATCTTCGCGGCGCATTGGATGAAGTTCGTCACCAATGCTGATGACAGCACGAAAACAGTCACCTTGATGCGCAAAAGCTGATACGTCTTAACGTAAGGAGCGCGGTCAAATGGGATCCATCTATAAAGTCGACAGCAACAGCGCCACTCCCGGTACTCCCTGGGATACTTGGGCCAAGGCAGCTCACAGTTTCGCGGATCTCATCACGGGGGTTGGAGCTGCGAACTTCGTGGATGATGATATTGTTCTTTTTGCCTCGAATCACGTCGCCAGTTATACCGCCGCCGTCTCTAATGCAGTGGTTTCCAGCTTGCGATTGGTGAGCGTGAGTACAGCGGACGATACCTACGCGAAAGGCGCCGATGAGGCCACGACAAACTATGCCTATACCTTTGGTCCAACTTCCAATTACAAGAAATGGGTCATCGAGGGCCTGAAGCTGGGAAATATCGGCGGGTCATCTGTAGTCTCCGCTGGCGGCGGCGGTGGGCTTTATGGTGCAATGGATCTCATTGATTGCGATGTCTACGCCCAAAACACCCAGGATTTATGCCTGCGATTGAGCGATCCTGGTGGATTTTATCAATTGGAAGAATGCAAATTTTGGCTGAAGGACGGTGACAACGCTGGCATCGGCGTCAATCCTATCGGTAAGTTTCGATTCTCGAAGTGCAGTTTTGAAACTACTTATGTCAACTCGCCGCGCCTCATCACTCCCTATGGCAGCAGCTACCAAAATCCGATTGTTGGGACTGTCGAGGAATGCGACCTGTCGAAGTTTTCGCT